ACTGGGGACCGAAGTGCGCCCGCCTGGCCGGCCTGATCCAGCCCAGGCGCAAGGCCGTGCGCATCCGCAGCGCGCAACCCGAAACCGATCCGCGCCAGATGGCGCTGGAGCTTGCAGCATGATCGAGAAGTTGCTTGTGAACCACATTCCCATCGACCGGGTGGCGATGAGGGTGGTCAAGAAGGCCAAGCCCGAGGACTTGTGGGCGCCAAACATCCGCAAGGACAACCGTGTGTTCTCCTCTGAGGCCCTGGCAACACGGAAGATTCCCCAGGAAGCGCTGAGGAACAAGCCGGAGCTGGCCGAACTTCCCGGGCGTCGGCGAGGCCGAATGACGATCATCGGCTACGCAGCGAACCAGGGGGGCGGCAAGCAGGGTGCAAAGTGGGTGGTGCGCTGCGATTGTGGCAACTACGAGCACAGACGGTCCATTTTCAGGTGGCTCGGCACCGACGACGATGACATGTGCTGGGTGTGTCTGAGCAAGCGACGGAAGATCAAGAAGCCTCATCCCCCCAAGTCGCCCGCGAAACGATCAACGGTAGGTGCAGCATGACCCCCGACCGCGAGATCCGCGCCCTGGCCCGCGCCCTCGGCTGCGAGCGCCGGGAAGTGGTGCAGGCCCTGGAGGCCGCCGAACTGCTGAAGTCCGAGCGCCGGCCGGCTCCGAAGCTGCAGCGCCAGGCCGCGCCGTTCCGGCTGGGCCAGTCACCCAGGATCGAGAAGCGCGCCTACGTGCGCAGCGCAGACCTCATGAAGGCCTACCGCCTGATCCCCTGCCAGAACTGCGGGAAGGACGACGGCACGGTCTGCGGTGCGCACTCCAACTGGGCCGTGCACGGCAAAGGCAAGAGCATCAAGGCCGACGACAACCGCTGCGCGAGCCTGTGCTCGACCTGCCACGGCGACCTGGACCAAGGCTCCCGGCTGACCGAGCACGAGCGCAAGGCGATGTGGTGGAAAGCCCACCAGGACACCGTGCAGGAACTGCTGGAGCGCCGGCTGTGGCCCAAGGGCGTGCCGGTGCCCGACTACGTGAACAACCCCTTCTGAGAGGACCCGACGATGACCGAAGACCAGATCGAGCGCGCCGCCAGGGCGCTGTGCAGGATGCGGGGGCAGGCCCCGGATGAGCGCGTGACCCAAGAGGTCTTCAATGGCCTGCGCGGATTTGTCGAAGGGTTGCAGGTCAGAGGCTGTCGCTGGGAGTTTGCCGCCTACGAAATCCGCGCCGTCCTCCAGATCCAGCAGGCCATCAAGGAGGCCACCTCGGAGCCAACGCAGGACGCCGAGCCGGCTCAGGGGGTGGTGACCGCCGAAGAGAAGCTGCTTCGGAGGGACCTGCAGGAAGCGAAAGAACTGCTGGAATGGGCCGCGCGCTTCATGCGTTCCATGGGCGCCTTCGGCATCGCCGGAGACAACCGCGATGAACTGGTTGAGCGCATCCGGCGTTTCCTGGATCGCAAGGACACATGACCACCTGCCTGACCTGCACCCACGCCGCCATGCGTGACCGCCGGGACGCCAAGCGCAACGAGATCCTGGTCGAGATGGCCAGGCTCGGGCTCATCAACTGCACAGGCAGCGCCTACCGGGCCACCTTCCACGCCTTCGGCCACTCCTGCAAGCGCTGGCAGCAGGCCGACACCAAGACCATCGAGGCCCGGCAAAGGGCCGTGGAGATCCTGGCGTCCCGTTGACTCCGGGTCGCGGGCGGCTATCGTTTTCGGAGCGTGTGCACGGGGTGCTGCCCTGTCTTGAGCAGGTACAGCTCCCACGTGTCGGCGGGCATCTGGGCGGTGCCGCGCTCCCAGTTCTGCCACGAGCGGTAGCCTGGGCGGTGGACGCATGCAGCAGCCTGGGACTGGGTGTGCCCAGCCATGAGCCGGGCAGTCACGATGTCCTCGGGCAGCGGTGGCGCGATGGAATAGATCACGCATTCAGTCTGTGCCATTGCTCGGCCTCCCGGATCAGGCGCTGCAGCCTCGCCAGCATGTCGTGCATCGGCACGCCGCGCGCAGCCTCGAAGGCCTGCCAGGCTTCCAGCGTGTCGGGCGAGGCCTGCAGGTCGGTGTAGTCCGGCCCTCGCGTCACGAGCACGCGCAGGCCGCTGTCATGCAGCAGATGGCCCGAAGGCTCGCGCCGCCAGCGCTGCTGCCACCTGTAGTGCTTGCTGGTCATGCCGTGATGCGGGAGCCGTCTTCGCGGTAGTCGTGGTGCAGGTCGAGCGCCCGCATGGCCTCGCGCATCGTCATCGGCGCCGTGCCGGCAGGGGCGGCCTGGACGCTGTAGGTCGGCAGGGAGTGCTGGTTGTCGTCGAGCTGCACGCCGCCCGAGGGCTCCATCATCGCAGCGATGCGCTCGGCCTCGTCGCTGGAGGCCAGGGCGATGGCTCGCCCGTCGCGCTCGCTGAGCAGGATGTAGGGCTTGTCACGGCCGTGGATGTCGCCCTCGAAGTAGCCGGGCTCGCAGTGGATGACGTAGGTGGTGCTCATGATGGTCCTTTCGTGCGTTCTGTGCGCAGGCCCCGCGTGCAGGGCCGGGGGTGGGAGTTAGATACTGCTGCGCGACGCCTCGATCCATCCATTGCTGTCGCGGGCGATCGAGTAGGCGGATACCAGCGCCATCCCGTGACGGGTGGCCAGACGCTCCAGCGCCTCGCGGCTCCAGTGGCCGGCGCGGTGGCCGGTCTTGATGACCGAGTGCTCGGTCAGAGCCATCCGGCGCGCGTGCTCGCCCGTGTCGGGCAGGGCCTCGCAGGCGTCGGCGACCAGTACTGCCGGGCCCGGTGCCCGGAGGGTGAAAAAGGTGGTGCGGGTGCTCATGATGATCTCCTCAGAGAGCCAGGACCCGCCTGGCGTCGGTGGCGATCAACTCGATCACCATGCCTGAACTATACACCACATTGGTGTGAAGTCAAGCCCGCAATGCGGCCTCGTTGACTCCGGCAAAACCCAGGTTCTACTCATCCTTGATGGTAAGCAGTTGCCATCGCAGCCAGTGGGGACTGGTGGAACGCCCGGGGCCTGGTGCCCTGGGCCGTTCTTTCCCTCGCGGCTGCCCACCACCACGAGGACACACGGATGGCGCGCAAGAGTACGCCGAAGCCCACCAAGGCCAAGGCGACCACCCCTGACCCGAAGAAGGCCCCGGCAAAGCGCCCGGCGGCCAAGAAGGTCGCGGCCAAACCCAAGCAACCCGCGGGGGGCGTAGCTCAACTGGCAGGGCGCCGTCCTTCTACGTCGGAGTCGCCCGGTTCAACTCCGGGCGCCCGCTCCAAGAAGGCAAAGCCGGCACCGGCAGCAGCCGCAGAGACCCCGCAAACCCCGTGGCAGAAGTGGAGCGCCGACCCCGCTCGTGCCATCACGGCCCTGTGCGACTACATCGTGTCCGGCGGAAACTTGTGGGCCTACTCACAAGAGCAGGGCCTGAGCTACAGCACGATCCGCGATTGGATCGCCGCCGACCCTGAGAGAGACGCCAAATACGCGCGTGCGCGCGAGGACCGCTCCGACAAGCTGGCCGACGAGATCGTGTCCATCAGCGACGACGACGGCAGCGACCTGGCAGAAGACGAAGACGGCCGGCCGGTGACGAACCATGCAGCGGTGCAGCGCGCGAAGTTGCGCGTTGATGCACGCAAATGGGTGGCGGCGAAGCTCAAGCCGCGGGTCTACGGCGACAAGGTGCAGGTCGACGCGACCATCGATGCTCGGTCCATGAGCGACGACGAGCTGGCCAAGCGGCTGGCACGGTTTGGGATCACGGCCATCACGCCGCCGAAGACGGAGGGCGCCGCAGATGGGGGCGATTGACCTTTCGACTCTGAGCCCTGAGGACAAGGCCGAACTGGCGGTGCTGCTGGGAGAGGTCGAGCGGCGTAGCCGCATGCGCCTGCTCGACGGCATGTTCCCGGACGATGGGCCGCTGCGACGCGATCTGTACCCCAAGCACGTCGAGTTCTTCCGGCTCGGCGCCGAGAAGGACGAGCGGGCGTTCATCGCGGGCAACAGGACCGGCAAGACCGTGGCCGCAGGCTGCGAGATCGCGTACCACCTTACGGGCAAGTACCCTGCGTGGTGGGAGGGGCGCAGGTTCAACCGGCCGATCCGGGCGCTAGCGTCCGGCGACACCCACGAAACCACGCGCGACATCCTGCAGCTCAAGCTGCTGGGCGGGACGACCGACCGCCCGGAGAACATCGGCACGGGGCTGATCCCTGGTCAAGACATCATCAGCTACATCCCGCGGCCACACGTCAAGGGCGCCATCGAGCGCGTGACCGTGCGCCACGTGACCGGCGGCGAGTCGGAGCTGTGGCTGCGCAGCTACGAGCAGGGCCGCGAGATCTTCCAGGGCTTCGAGCTGGACGTGTTCTGGGCCGACGAAGAGTGCCCCGAGGACGTGTACGAGGAGGGCCTGGTGCGCTTGATGACGCGCCGAGGCATCTCGATGCTCACTTTCACGCCCCTGAACGGCTTGACGCCGCTTGTGGTGAGCCTCCAGAAGACCAGCACAGACGCCGCGGCCAGCCGGGCCATCGTGCAGTGCGGATGGGACGACGTGCCTCACCTGGACGAGGACGTGAAGATCAAGATGCTGGCCAAGCTGATGCCCCACCAGCGCGACGCCCGAACAAAGGGCATTCCCAGCCTGGGGGCGGGAGCGATCTACCCGGTGCCGGAGGAAGACATCGTGGTGGCGCCCTTCGACATCCCGGAGCACTGGCCGCGATCCTATGGCATGGACGTGGGATGGAATCGCACAGCCGCAGCCTGGGCAGCGTGGGACCGAGAGAACGACGTGGTGTATCTGACTGCCGAGCACTACCGCGGTCAAGCAGAGCCAAGCATCCACGCCGACGCGATCAAGGCGAAGGGCAAGTGGATACCCGGCGTGATCGACCCGGCCGCGCGGGGGCGAAGCCAGAAAGACGGCGAGAAGCTCATCGAAACCTACCGGGAGCACGGCCTGGACCTACAGCCGGCCAACAACGCACGCGAGGCCGGCATCTACGACGTGTGGCAGCGCCTGTCCACCGGCCGCCTCAAGGTCTTCCGCAGCCTGCAGAACTGGCTCGGCGAGTACCGGCTGTACCGACGCGACGAGAAGGGCGCCATCGTCAAGGAGAACGACCACCTCATGGACGCAACGCGCTACCTGATCGTCTCAGGCCTGGCCAGGGCCACCACCGAACCTCAGCCGCGCCGTGAGCGGCGCGAGCGCAACCCCAAGATCCTATGAACATCAACACCCCTCTCGTGGACACCCTCGGGCGCGACCTGTACTCGCTCGGCGGGCCGACCAGCTGGAAGACCGGCACCTTCAAGGGCTACTGCGTGAGCCTGGAATGGTTCTCTGGGCGCCGCACCACCGAGCCCATGCTGGCCATCTGGCCCGTGGCCGGTGGGCGCGAGGCCGGCGTGTGGGGCATTTGCCTGAGCTCGGTGGGCAAGTACGCCGACCCCAGCGGCAAGCCCACGCCGGAGGCCTTCGCCGAGGCCCGCGCCGCGCTGGTGGAGTGCTTCGACCGCGCGCCCCTGCAGGTGGAGGTCAGCACCCTGGTGGACGTGGTGATGCACTACATCCCCGAGCTGATCCTCATGCCGCCCATGCCGCGTGATGCGCGCCAGGCCGAGGCCGGCAAAGCCCTGCTCGAGGTGGAGCTCAGCGACGAGGCCACCGGCAAGACCCTCAGCGAGGACACCATCTGATGGCCACCATCAAAGCCCGCACGGGCTCCCAGCGCGCGGAAGAGCGCAAGCACGACGAAGCCAAGATCCAGCGCTTTCGCACGCGCAAGGCTTGGTTCCAGATGGAGCTCACCCGCCAGGCGGCCAACCGCTACCAGATGGCGATGGACGAGGACTACTACGACGGCCTGCAGTACCAGCCCGACGAAGCGGCCGCCCTGCTGGCCCGTGGCCAGAACCCCGTGGTCTACAACGAGGTCAAGCCCACGATCGACTGGATGATCGGCACCGAGCGGCGCACCCGCGTCGATCACCTGGTGACCAGCCGCAGCGACGACAGCAAGGAGGCCTACGAGGACGCCCAGGCCAAGACCAAGCTGCTCAAGTACCTGTCCGACGTCAACCGCACGCCCTGGGCACGCTCCTGGGCCTTCGAGGAGTCGGTGAAGGCCGGCCTGGGGTGGCTGGAGGTGGGCGTGCGCGATGACGAGAGCGACGAGCCGGTCTACGTGCGCTCCGAGACGTGGCGCAACATGCTGTACGACAGCCTGGGCATGAGCCCGATCCCCGACGATGACTGGCGCTACCAGTTCCGCTTCAAGGAGGTGGACCTGGACATTGCCGAGGCCTATCTCGGCCACGGCGACCTGCTCAGGAAGGCCCTGATCGAGGGCGACCAGCGATCGACCTACCTGGAGTGGTGGAACGGCGAGCCCATCAGCGGCATGACCAGCCCGGTGGGCGCGATGCCGCAGAAGTGGGCGCCCTACGACGCCGACGCCTGGCTCACCAACCCGCGCGAGCGGGTGCTGCTGATCGAGTGCTGGGCCAACGAGGTGTATGTGCCCAGCCGCGAGGGCGACGGCGGCGCCAGCCTGAACGACCCGGTTCGCATGCGCAAGCGCGTGACCATCATGACCGAGTACGACACCCTGCTGGAAACCTGGAGCCCGTACAAGCACAACCGCTTCCCCTTCGTCCCGGTGTGGTGCTACCGGCGCAAGAAGGACCGCGCGCCCTACGGGATGATCCGCCAGCAGCGCGGGCCGCAGGACGTGCTGAACAAGCAGATGTCCAAGGCCCAGTGGCGCCTGTCGGCCAACCAGATCCGCCTGGAAAAGTCGGCCCTGGACCGTGAGGTGATGGACGAGGAGCAACTGCGCGACGAGGCAGCAGCCCCCGATGGTGTGCTCACCTTCGCCGACGGCGCGCTTTCGGGCAGCAAGGTGCAGATCCGCGAGGGCCAACCCTTCGTGGAGGGCGACCTGCGCCTGGCCGAGCACAACATCCAGGCCATCCGCATGGGCTCGGGTGTCAACGGCGAGGCCCGCGGCCTGGACACCACCGCCCGCTCCGGCAAGGCCATCATCGCCAAGCAGGAACAGGGCTCGATGCTCACCACCGAGCCCTTCGACAACCTGCTGCTGGCCCGGCAACTGGAGGGCGAGCTCACGCTGAGCCTGTGCGAGCAGTTCGTGAACCAGCCCAAGACCTTCGGCGTGCCGGGCGAGTCCTCGCGCTTCGACTACGTGAAGATCAACCAGCCGGGGCCGAACGGCGAGGTGCTCAACGACATCACCGCGCGGCAGGCCCACTTCGTGATCGGCGAGCAGCCGTGGAAGCAGAGCCTGGCCGAGGGGGCTTTCGACAGCACGATGGAGCTGCTGGGCCAGCTTGCCCCGGTCGCCCCGCAGGTGGTGGTGGCCATCCTCGATCTCGTCTTCGAGATGCACCCCAACTTGCCCAAGCGCGAGACGATCCTGCAGCGCGTGCGCGGCGTCACCGGCCAGAACGCCCCGGGCGAGGAAGACACGCCCGAGCAGCAGGCCGCCAAGGCGCAGCAGCAGGCGATTGCACAGGCGCAGTTCCAGGCCCAGATGGCCCAGATGCAGGCCGCGATCAAGGAGGCCCAGGCCAAGGGCGAGAAGCTGGACGCCGAGGCGATGGCCAAGCGGCTGGAATCGCTCTACATGGCCGCCCAGGGTGCCCAGGTGCTGGCCATGGCGCCGGGCATCACCCCCATCGCCGATGAACTGCTGCGCTCCGCGGGCTTCCAGGACAAGGGCGGGGCCGGCGTGATCGACCCGGCCGCAGCGCAAGGGGCCCAGCCCGGGCCCGCGATCCCCGAACCACAGCAGGCCGACGGGGCCATGGCTGGAATTGAAACTCAGGCCGCTGACGGTCTGCAACCAGGAGTGATGTGACATGGCCAAGACCCTAAGCGCCGCGCAAGTGAGCGCCAAACAGGAAGCCGACTGGCGCGCCGAGGATGACCTGCGCACCCTGCTGCGCGCCGCCGAGATCAAGAAGGACCCCAAGCGCCTGGCCGCCGCGAAGGCCAAGGCCAAGGAGCAGATGCAGGCGCTGCAGGCCGCCCAGGCCACGAAGTAAGCCTTTCATCACCACCCCAAGGAGCACGACATGGGAAAGCAACTGGAACTCTCGGCCGACGACAAGGCCGACCTGACCCCCGAAGAGCTGGCCGCGCTGCAAGGCGAGGACGCTGCCGACATCTTGGCTGGCAATCCTGCCAGTGAAGCCCAGGGCGCCGATGACACCGGCGAGGCCGGAGAAGCCGCAGTCGCCGAAGCCTCTTCCGAGGCCGGCACCGATGGACAAGCCGAGGGCGACGGCAAGCCGGGCGGCGAAGGCACCCCGGCCGAGCAATCCAGCGCCGAAGCCCTGGCCGAGATCGCGGACGACGACCAGCGCGAAGCCCCGTTCGTGCCCAAGTTCCAGGGCGAGGTGCCCAAGGACTACGCCGACCAGCGCAAGGCTCTCATGGCCAAGAAAGCTGGCGCCATGAAGCAGCTCATGGACGGCGAGATCGACGCCGACGAGTTCGCGGCCGTCGATGCCGAGGTGGCCGAGGCCCTGGAGAACCTGACCGCGGCCCGCGTGCGCGCCGAGACGCTGCAAGCGGCCAACGAGCAGGCCCAGGCCTCGCTGCATGCGCGCGCCATCGCCAACATTGTCAAGCAGGCCAAGAAAGCCGGCGAGATCGACTACGCGAACGACGAGAAGGCACGCCGCCAGTACGACACGCTGCTCAGCGGCCTGCTCGAGGACCCGGACAACGCCCAAGCGGACTTCGAAGACGTGGCCGCCCAAGCGCACCGCGCGCTGCTGGCCCTGCGAGGCGTGCAGCCCAAGCAGGCCGCGGCTCCTGCGCAGGCTCCGGCACAGGCACCCGCGGCTGCCCAGCGCACCGCGCCGCCTCCGGGCCCGAAGACGCTGGGCGGTCTGCCCTCGGCCTCGGCAGCGCCGGTGGGCGATGACCTCTTCAACCAGTTCGCCAATCTGGAAGGCGAGGAAGCCGAGCTGTTCCTGGCCAAGCAGCCGCCCGCTGTGGTGGAGCGCCTGCTGCGCCAGGCCCACTGAGACACAAGGAGCGCCGGTGAGCAAAGGCCGCGGATTGCTGATGGATGTCAGGGAGGGTGAGACGGTGCGTTTCACCCTGAAACCCGGGGCCGTTGACTCCGGCGAAATCCTTGTGACACTCGAATCGAAATCCGGGCGAGTGGCTCGGATGAGAGTTCAGGCCGGCGATGCCGTCACGGTGGGCCGACCCGAAAAACTGCGGGAGTTGACCCCGCAATAGGTCCCGGGAAACCGGGGAGTTCGAGCGCAGGAGTGCTCATGTGTGCCCTCAATGGAGGTAACTCATGGCACGTACCAGCATCCTGCCGACCGATCCGGGGGCAGTCAAAGTTTGGGCGGCGAAAGTCGCCCTGGACTCGAAGAAGAAGACCTACTTCAACAAGATGACCGGCAAGGAAGGCTCCTACATGCCGGTGGTCAACAAGACCGACCTGGAATCCGGGCCCGGTGACGAGGTGACCACGACCCTGATCGCCAAGATCAAGGGCAAGCCGGTCGAGGGCAACGAGAAGCTGGCCGGCCGCGTGCACAAGCTCTCGCACGCCACCCACAAGATGCGCATCGACAAGCACCGCCAGGCGGTCAACGTCGGCGACATCATGGACCAGAAGCGGGTGAACTGGAACATCGAAGAGCAGGCCCGTGATCGCCTGAGCGACTACATGGCCGAGATCTACGACGAGCAGATCACCATGACCGCCTCGGGTGACCGCGGTGTCGGCGACGAGATCCAGCACTACCCGGTGGGCTACGCAGGCTTCCCCAACACCTTCGACCAGCCCGACGCCCAGCACTACATGGTGTGGGACGGCAGCCGGGCGAACGTGGCAGCCCTGACCAGCGGCGACAAGCTCTCGACCAACGTGATCGACAAGCTGGTGCTGCGGGCCAAGAAGCAGATCGGCGGCCAGCCCGACAAGGCGGTGCGCATGGAGCCGATCCAGGTCGAAGGCGGCAAGCACTTCGTGTTCCTCACGGCGCCCGAAGGCATGTACGACATCCGCCGCGAGGTGGGTGACGCCGGCTGGCTGACCCTGGAGAAGGCCAAGGCGGCGGCCGACGGCGGCAAGAACCCGATCTTCACCGGCGGCAAGGCCTACTACAACGGCGTGCTGCTGGACGAGACGCAGACGGTCGTGAAGTTCGGCACCTCCAGCACGATGAACGGCAGCACCTACGCCTTCCCGGCCACGCGCTCGCTGTTCCTCGGCGCCAACGCCGTGGCTGTGGCGCACGGCACCAAGGGCCAGCGGGGCGGCATGAAGTACGAGCTGCGCGAGGACGACGAGGACTACGGCGAGGAGGGCGTCATCATCGTCCGCATGGTCGCCGGCTTCTCGAAGTGCCGCTTCAACGGCATGGACTTCGGTGTGATCGCGTGCGACCACGCCTTCACCGCGGCCCAGTGACGCCACTGACCCTCAAGGAGAACTGAAATGGCTCTTCACAAAGCAACCCAAGTGGCGGCCGGCCTGCCGGTGCCCAATGCCGATGCGGCGATGGACCTCATCCCGATCTTCGGCGACTTCACGGTCCCCGCGGCTGGCTTTGCCAGCGGCGATGTGGTCGAGATGGCGCCGCTGCCCGCCGGTTACGTGCCGGTGGACGTGATCGCGGACAACGAGGCCCTGGGCGCGACGATGACGTTCAACGTGGGCATCCTCTCGGGCGCCTACGGCAGCAACGATCAGGCTCGCACCTGCGGCGCCGAGTTCATGTCGGCCCAGGCCTTCCAGACCGCCGGCATCAAGCGCATGTCGGCCGCGGGCGGTGGCCGCATCGCTCCGACCACGGCTGACCGAGGCATCGGCCTGGCCTGCACGACCATCACCACGCCGACGGCGGGGGCGCGCGTGCGCCTCACCGTGCTGTGCCGCCCGGCGGTCGAGGGCGCCTGATGACCAAGCGCAAGCCGCCCGAGCAGCACAAGAAGCCCGGCCCGAAGCCGGGTTTCAAGTGCGCCCGGGCGGCCACCCCAGATGCACACAAAACCTCTGCGCAGCCCAAGGCCACGCCGGTCATGACCTTCGAGCCCGGCCGCCCGCCCAAGAGCGTGGACATCGACGCGCTCAACGAGCCCTCGCTGCGCAACTATGCGGCCGCCATCGGCGTGTCCAAGCGCGATGTCGAGGGCCTGACCGTGGACCGCCTGCGCCAGAACTGCAAGGCCCACCTGCAGCATCACTTCGACCTCATCACCGAGGGGTAATCCATGGCTTCGACCGAGCTGGTCAAGGACGTGCTCTGGAGGGTCAGCCTGATCCTGCAGGACCACAACCCGCAGTACCAGAAGTGGTCCGAGCGCGAACTGGTGCACTGGCTCAACGACGCCCAGGTGGCGATCACGAAGTTCCTGCCCTCGGCGTGCTCGCGCTACATCTCGCGCCGCCTGCGCCCAGGCTCCAAGCAGAGCATCGACACGATCGCCCCGGCCGACTACCGCGACGAGAACGGCGGCACGCCCAGCCAGCCGCTGTACGGCACGCTGCTGATCGACGTGCCCCGCAACATGGGCGCCAACGGCCAGACGCCGGGCCGGGTGGTGCGCCTGGTGGACCGCAAGACCCTGGACAGCCAGACCGAGAACTGGCACACGATCACCGGCACCGAGGTCACGAACTTCACCTTCGACCCTCGTGCCCCCAAGGACTTCTACGTCACGCCCGCCGTGCCGGCCAGCCCCGCGGTGTGGGTGGAGATGGTGCTCACGGCCCAGCCGTTGAAGATCCCGGCCGGTGGCCCTCCGGGCTCGCCGATCTACCACGTGGGCGGCGCCTCGACGCAGACCATCACGATCTCCGACGAGTACCTGGACGACCTGGTGCACTACGTGGTGGCCCGGGCGCACATGAAGGAAGCGGAGTTCGGCGACCCCGCCAAGGCCGTGGCCTACACGCAGATGTTCACCGGCAGCCTGAACGCCAAGGTGACCGCCATCACGGGCGTGAACCCCAACCTGCAGCGCCTGCCGCTGGCCGTTGAGCCCCTGGGTGCGGCATCGTGATCTGGCGCGACCTCTTCCCCTACGTGCTGCCCTACGTGCCCGGCGTGCCCGACGCGACGGCCGTGCACCACATCCGCAATGCGGCCATCGACTTCTGCCGGCGCACCCTGGCGTGGCAGATGGAAATCGACCCCATCGAGGGCACGCGCGGCGGCCTGGAGCCCATCCTCACGACCGGCGGCTCGCCCCTGCTCACCGAGAGCGGCGAGCCCTTGCTCACCGAGGGCTTCGAGGTGCCGGCCACCGATGGTGTGGCCACCGAGTTCACGATGTCGCCGCCTGCCGAGTCGGAGATCGTCAAGCTGCTGTCGGTGGCCGTGGACGATGACCCCATCGAGGTGGTGGAAGCCTCCAAGGGGGTGGCCTTCCGGCGCCGCGGCACCCACACCGACCTGGCTTTCACGCGCGACCGCAAGACCCTGGCGGTCTACCCGGCGCCCGAGGCCGGCACCGTGATCCACGTGGAGGCGGCCCTGCGCCCATCGGATGATGCCACCGGGCTGCCCGACGAGTTCGCGGACCTGTACCGCCAGGACATCGCCAAGGGCGCCGTGGCCTCGCTGCTGCTCATGCCCAAGCAGGACTGGAGCGACCCCGGCACCGGCGCGGACCTGATGCGCATGTTCTCGGATCGCATCGGCACCGTGGGCGCGCAGGTGGCGCGGGGTTTCAGCCGCGGCCCGCTGCGCACCAAGGCGTACTGGTTCTGATCGTTGACTCCGGCCCGTCTGGCCGGATGCTCAACGCATGCCTGCACCGCTCACCATCAACGGTTTCATCGGCGCCAACCAGTCGCTGGACGCCAAGCAACTGCCCGACGGCGTGGGCGTGGCTTCGGTCAACCAGCGCCCCGGCAAGGGCGACTTCCGGCCCTGGCGCGCGCCCCAGACCGTGGCCACCGTGCCGACCTCGCCGCAGCGCCTGACCATCTGGCGCATGGGCCAGGACGTGGCCAACGAGGCCCTCTACTGGCTGTCGTGGACGACCGTGGTGCACGCCATCCGCGGCTTCGAGACGGACGACCCGACCGAGCGCACCTACTTCACCGGCTCGGGCACGCCGAAGTGGACGGACAACACCATCGCCCTGGCCACGCCGCCCTATCCGGTGGCAGTTCGTGAGCTGGCCGTGCCGCAGCCTACCCAGGCACTGACCGCAACCCTCAACACCGAAGCCGGCACCACCGAGCCTCAAGAGGAGTGGACCTACACCCACACCTTCGTCAACGACATCGGCTGGGAAAGCGCCCCGGCGCCCGTGAGCAACGCCATCTTCGCCCGGCCCGGCTCGACGGTGGACCTGAGCAACCTGCCGGCGCCACCGGCCGGGAACTACGTCATCACGCTGCGCCGCATCTACCGCAGCAAGGTGGGCACCAGCGGCAACGCCGAATACTTCTTCCTGGCCGAGATCCCCATCGGCGACACCACCTACTTCGACGCTGGAGGCGCGCTGGGCTCGGACGTGCTCGAGACTGGGTTTCAGGGCACGGGCTCCTCGTGGCTGCCGCCGCCGGCCGACGGGCACGGCATGGTGGCGATGTGGAACGGCATGGCCAGCATCCTCAGCGGCAAGGGCGCGCGCATCTGCGAGCCGTTCAAGCTCTACGCCTACCCGCTGCGCAACGAGCTGGCGCTGAACCACACCGCCGTGGCCCAGGCCGTGTGGGGCCAGCGCATGGTCATCTTCACGACAGGCGACGTCTACATGGTGACGGGCTCCGACCCGTCCAGCCTGGAGGCCGACCCGCTCAAGATCAACCAGCCGTGCCTGTCGGCGCGCTCGGTGGTGGCCTTCGAGGACGGCGCGGCCTGGGCGGGCCCGGACGGCCTGTGCTGGATCGGCAATGACGGCTTCCGGGTGCTCACCCGGGGCATCTTCGACCGCCAGCCCGATGCCGACAACCCGGGCCCGGCATGGTCCGACGTCAACCCCGCTTCGATGGTGGCCGGGCGCTACCAGGGCCTGATCTTCGTCTTCTACGACGCCGGCGGCGGCGTGCGGCGCGGCTTCGCGCTCGATCCGCGCAACCCGGTCGGCGTTTACGAACTGACCCAACGCGCCGATGCGGTCTTCCGCGACCCCATTTCGGACGCGCTGTACCTGCTGGAGGGCGGCGACATCCGCCGCTTCGATGCCGGAGAGGAGCTGCTGACGGCGAGGTTTCGGTCCAAGGTCTTCAGCCACCCCGCGCCCGTGAACTACTCGTGGCTTCAGGTGGTGGCGCGGTCATACCCCGTGCGTGTGAGTGTGTGGGCTGATGGTGTGGAGCGCCTGAATCGTGAGGTCGGGAGCCGCGATCCGGTGCGTCTGCTCGACGGCAACCTGGCCGACGAGTGGCAGGCCGAAGTGGAAACATCGGCCGGCTCCGTGCAGGCCCTGCGCCTGGCGCTCACCGCCAAGGACCTGCGCCAGCCATGAAGGACCTGCCGAAGATCCCCGAGGATGCCCTGCATGTGGCGCTGCGCAAGCCGCTGGCGCGTGTCCGCGAGGAACTGCAGCGCATCATGGGCACGCGCGGCGACGACCGCGACCGCGCGGTGCGCCTGGGCGAACTGATCGACGCCGGCATTGTCTCGATCGCGCGCAGCAACACCGGCCCCGGCGTGCGGCCCGGCCCCGGCGTGGGCGGGGGAGGGGGCGGCGAAGAGCCCTACGTGCCCGACCTCACGCCGCCGCCGACGCCCACGGGCCTGACCGTGACGGCCGGCATCAGCTTCTTGCTGATCGAGTGCGACCCCGAGATCTACACCCAAGGCCGCGGGCACGCCGAAACCATCGTCTACGGCGCCCAGTGGCCTTTCAATGAGCCCACCCCGCCGACGTTCGCCAACGCGGTGCGCATCACCAGCGCCAGCGCGGCCCCGATCGCCTACGCCACCAACCCGAACACCCGCTGGTGCATCTGGATGAAGTGGAAGAGCCGCGACGGGGTGGAGTCCACCAGCCCAGCCGGCGGGACCAACGGCGTGCAGGCCACCACCGGCCAGGACGTGACACAGCTGCTGGAGGTGCTGACCGGGCAGATCACGGAAAGCCAGCTCTTCAGCGGCCTGGGCGAGCGCATCGACCTGATCGACGCCGACGAGTTCACGCCGGGCTCGGTGAACTACCGCATCAAGCAGGGTGACGACTACCTCGCCCAGCAGATCGTGCTGTTGGCCGGCGGCGGCACGGAGCAGTTCGACTCGCTGCGCATCTGGTACTTCGATGCCACCGTGGATGGTTGGTCAGGATCGAACGGCGGGCCATCAGCGGTTGGCGGGTTCCTGAGGCCTGGAGCCGGTTCCGACCCGAACGTGGCGTCACCCGCCAGTCTCGCCGTCGCGGCCACCAATTACCCCCAGGTGAAAGCGCGCATCCGCAGGGTCGGCACGCCAGCATGGGAAGGCAAGCTCTATTGGGAGCGCACGACCGACACGGGTTTCGACGAAGCCAGGGCGGTGACCGTGACCGAGCCGACCTACGACGGCAACGGCATCGCGGTGCTCACCTTCAACCCGGCGTGGGACGGCACGATCAACCGCATCCGGTTGGACCTGTCCACCAGCTCGGATGCCAGCAATTACTTTGAGATCGACTGGGTGGCCATCGGCCGGCCTGCGCCTGGCGCGAGCACGGCGATGGTCGCCACTGAGACGGCAGCACGCGTGGCTGGTGACAGCGCCAACGCCAGCGCCATCACCACACTGCAGGCCAGGATGGCCAGCCGCCCGAACTTGCTCAGCAACGGCGGCTTCGAGCAGGGCCTCCAGGGCTGGAGCGGGGACATTGCGGGCTGGTACATCGAGGACAGCATCTGGGGGCGCACCGCCAAGCGCAATGCCACCAACGGCACCAACGCAATCTACTCGCCACAGATTCCTGTGGCCGCTGGCGAGTGGTACACGGTCAGTGGCGACTCCCTGTTGTTTGCCACTGGTGGGTCGGTCTACTTCGACCTGATCTTCTACAACGCCAGCGACCAGGTGGTGCTGGATGGGCCGCAGAACCCGAGGGCGGCCTCCCACGACTTCGCGGCAGACGACACCAACCGGGCCGCCACCGCAGTGGAAGCCCAGGCCCCGGGCGGCGCGACCTATGCCAGGGCCCGGTTCGTGTGGTCAGGCGTGACGGGCGCCACCGTGATGGGCTGCAGGCAGATCAAGGTCGAGCGCGGCCGGCTGCCCTACACCCCGTACAGCAGCGAAGCCAGCCTGCAGCAGGAGGCCTCTGTGCGCGCCAGCGCCGACGGCGCGCTGCAGGCCCAGTACACCGTCAAGGTAGACGTGAACGGCTACGTGTCGGGCTTCGGCCTGGCCAGCACCGCCAACAACGCCACGCCTTTCAGCGAGTTCGCCATCCGGGCCGACCGCTTCTACATCGCCAGCCCCAGCGGGCCGGGGCTGCCGCCCATCGTTCCCTTCGTGGTGAACACCACCACGCAGACCGTCAACGGCGTGAGCGTGCCGCCAGGCGTCTACATGGATGCCGCCTTCATCAAGAACGGCACCATCATCGGCGCGAAGATCGCCGACCTGACGGTGGACAACGCCAAGCTCATCAGCGTGTCGGCGGCCAAGCTCACGGCCGGATCCATCGCCGTGGGCCAGTTCATCCAGAGCACCGGCTACGTGGCCGGCACTTCGGGGTGGCGCATCAACGGCAACGGCAGCGCCGAGTTCTCGGGTGTCATCGTGCGCGGCACGATCATCGCCACGGCCGGCTCGATCGGCGGCAACACCATTGACGCCACCGGCATGCAGTCGTCCACCTACACGGCCAACGTGGCAGGGTGGCGGCTCAACAGCAACGGCACCGGGCAGATCGGCGGCTTTGTGGTGGGCACCGACCACATCCGCTCGAGCAACTACAGCGCCGGGTCGGCGGGGTGGCGCCTGGACCGCAACGGCAACTTCGAGGCCAACAACGGAACGTTCCGTGGAGGGGGCACCTTCAGCGGCGCACTGCAGGCGGCCACGGGCACCTTTGCGGGCAGCCTGAGCGCCGCCACGGGCACCTTCAGCGGCTCGCTCACCGCCGCCGCCGTGAACGCGGTCAACACCATCAACCTGGCGGGGCAGGCGGTAACGATCCCGCTATCTGCCTATACCGCCGGGTCAGCCAACTACGGCGGCGCCACAACTTGGCACACCACGGTTTCGCTCACAGTTCCAGGCACAGGGGCGCCCAAGCTGGTGTTGGCCGGACTGGTCGTGTCCAGCTTCGACAACGACGCCACGAACAACGGCCCGTTCGCATCTTTTCGCCTGCTGCGCAATGGCAGCGTGGTGTACGAGTTCTCTGGTTTTTATCCCGTGAACCAGCTCCCAACCCCAGTGCCGCTACCGCAGTTGATCGTCACGGGCGGCGGGACAGACACCTTCGAGCTTCAGGTTCGCGCGGACGCCAACACGGCTGGCACCAACGGGCGACTCAACGTGCGCATGCGATCCATCGTGGCCATCGAGATGAAGCGATGAAATACGCCATCTTCACCCCAGCCACCGGCCAGATCCTGCGCATGGTGGACTGCCCCGAGACGATGATCGAGGCCCAGCTCGGGGTCGGCGAGGCGGCCACGCCAGCCGGCCAGGACATCAGCGATGCCACGCACTACGTCATGGGGGGCTTTCAGCCCATGCCGGCGCCGCCCAGCCCACATCATGAGTGGGACTGGGCCACCAAGCAGTGGCACGAACCCGCCGACATGGAGCCTGCGCGAGCCGCAAAGTGGTCCCAGATCAAGGCCGCCCGGGACGCCGACGAGAACGGCGGCTTCGACACGGCCTGGGGGCGCTTCGACAGCGACCCCGCCAGCCAGACCAAGCTGATCGGCGCCGCGCAGCTCGCCAGCATTGCGCTGGCCCAGGGCGCCCCCTTCGGCATCGAGTGGACGCTTCAGGACAACACCAGCGTGCCCCTGGACGCGAACCAGATGATCTCCGTCGGCGTGGCCCTGGCGGCCCACATCGACGCCGCCCACCAGCGCGGGCGCCAGCTTCGCGCCCAGATCGAGGCCGCCACCACCCTTCAAGACCTGGAGAGCATCACATGGACACCGTGAAGTTCTACTTCGCCCACCTGGGCAACATCGTCAGCCAGTTCCTCAACGTGGCGCTGCTGGCGGGCCACTCCAACGAGTCGATCTCGGGCCGCGCCTACCGCGAGAACTGGACCGTGCTGATGAAGATCATCAACGGCCTGTTCTTCTGGCAGGCCAACCATTGCCGAGGCGCCCACGCCAAGGACGTGCAGTGGGCCCTGGAGTTCGCCCAGTGGACGAGGGATCGGGTCGAGGGCTCGCGGTGACGCCAGCGGGCTTTCGTTGACTCCGGGGCGGCGGGGGGTACGGTAGCCCCAACCCCTGGAAGCCCGCCGTGAACGCCCTCGCTCTGCGCCAAGCCCTCGCCAAGCACCTCGGAAAGGAACTGACCGCCGAGGCGGCTGCGGCCATCTTCCAGGCGGCGCTGGAGGAGCCCGAGCAGGCCATCGAGCCGGGCCGCTTCGAGCCCGCACGGCATGGCGGCTACACCATCCAGGTGGAAAGCTTCCGGGCCACCAGGGGCGAGATCGAGCCTCTGCACCAAGCCCACTGGCTGGAAACCGAACGCTACCGACACGGCCAGACGCTGGCGGTGCAACACGACGTGCTGGAGGCCAGCGAGAAGGCCGGCCAGATGCTGCAGTTCACGGTGCGCTGCGGCGGCGAACTCGTGGGCCACTTGCGCATGTTCCTCGGCACCAGCCTGCACACCGGCGTGCCGCTGGCCGAGGAGGACACCCTCTTTCTTCGGGCCGACCACCGCGGCGGCTTCCTGGCCATGCACCTGCTGCGCTACGCCGAGCGCGCCCTGGCCGCCCTGGGCGTGACCGAGATCCAGGCCGACAGCAAGCTCATCAACAAGGCGGACGTGCTGATGAAGCGCATGGGCTACACCCCGTTCGCCCTGAAGTTCGTGAAGTTCCTGGGAGAACCCCATGTGTAAGTCCAAGGCCCCGAACACCAAGGGCATGAACCAAGCTGCGGTCGAGAGCGCACAACTCAGCCGCGATGCCTTCGAGTGGTTCAAGAGCGAGTACGACCGCACGCAGGGCGACCGCGATGCGGCCCAGGAACGCGCCAATGCGGTGTCCGACGCGCAGCTGCAGGGCATGGAGCTTTCCAACGAGTCGGCCCGGCGTGCCGACCAGCGCATGCAGTCGATCTTCGAGCCGCTGCAGGACCGCATCGCCGCCGACGCCGAGGGCTACGACACGGCCGAGCGCCGGGCGGATGCCGCTGCTTCGGCGCGGGCCGATGTGGACGCGGGCTTCTCGGCCACGCAGCAGGCCACGCAGCGTGCGCTGGCCCGCTCTGGGGTGGCACCAGGCGGGGCCAAGGCCCTGGCGATGATGTCCGACGTGGCTGGCGCACAGGCCAAGGCGCGAGCCGGTGCCGCCACCGGCGCCGTGCGCAACGTCGAGCAGCAGGGCTATGCCCGCCGCATGGATGCTGCCGGCATGGGCCAGGGCGTGTTCGGAAGCCAGGCCACCATGCAGCAGGTTGCCACGCAAGGCGGCAATTCGTCGGTGGCCAATGCCAACGCCGGCCTGCAGGCCCAGCAGTCCGGGGCCGGTCTGATGCAGACGGGTTTCAACACGGCGCTGCAGGGCAAGCAGGTGGCCGGGAACCTGTACGGCCAGCAGGCGCAGATCCAAGCCAGTGGCGGAAGCGACTTCGGCTCAATGCTGGGGGGTGTCGGCGGGATCATGCAGGGCATCGGCGCCATCTGGGGGTCCAGCAAGAAGACCAAGACCAAGGACGCCGACACCAGCGACGAGGCCGCGCTGAAGGCCGTCACCAAGCTCGACAACGACGTGTGGACCTACAAGCCGGGGGCCGGCGATGGCGGCAAGCACGTTGGCCCCTACGCCGAGGACGTGCGCCGCTGGATGGGCGATGGCGTGGCGCCGCGCGGCAAGGTGGTGAACATGCAGGCCCTGATGGGCAAGAACCACCAGGGCATCCGGGCGCTGGAGGCCAAGCTCACCAGCCTGAAGGCCGAACTGGCCGAGCTGGAGGCTGCATGAGCAAGACCGGCTTCGATCGCCTGTTCAAGAAGTTCTGGGGCGGACACAAGAAGTTCATCGACCCCATCGGGGCCAAAGGCCTGGAAGAGATCATCCGCGGCGACACCAAGATCATCCGCGAGGGCTTTCGTTTCGGCGAGAAGAACACCGGCGGCAAGCTCAAGCAGTGGATGGGCGATGCCAAGGACGAGTCCAGCGAAGTGGTCCGCGACCCCGTGCGTGGCATCGGGCGTGGGGCTGCGACGGCGGCGCTGCTGTACGGGGCGGCTGCGGCTGCTGGCGGGGCCGCGGGTGGAAGCGGTGCCGGTGGAGCTTCTGGCGGTGCCACGGGTGGGTCTGCCGGGGGCTCATCGGGCGGGTCGGCCGGTGGTGCGTCTTCTGGCAGCACGGCCAGCTCTATCGGCAAGTGGGGTCGGATGATGCAAATGGGCGGGCGCATGTTCGGCCAGCAGCAGCCTCCTCCCGATGTGGTGGACCCGGAATGGGTGGATGTCGGAGAGGGGCAAGCCAATCTCTACGCGCTGTCCACGAAGGCCGCCAAGCGCCCCGCCGTTGGCATGTCCGCCGTGCTGGAGCGTGGCGCCAAGGGCGGGCACCCCATCGACGCCGCTGGCGTGCAGATCGGCGCCATCAAGGCGCTGAACAAGGAAATCGCGGACGTCGAGGCCCGCATCGCCAAGATCAAAGGAGCGCAGCGATGAGCCGCATTGCACAAGCGATTGCCCTGCTGGGTGCTGGCATGGGCGGCTATGCCCAGGGCAAGCGCATCTACGACGACAACAAGGCCCGCGAGGAAGACCGCGCCTACCAGCGTGAGGTGCGTGAGCGCCAGCGCAAGGCCTGGATGCAGGAAGACCAGATGCGCAACGACCTGCAGGCCGCGGCCGCGCCGCGCGAGGCCCAGTCCGGTGAGCTCTACCAGCCCGCGGTGGACGACGACGGCAACCCCATGCCGGCCAACCCGACGGCCGGCACGTTCATCATCGACCGCGAGACGACGCCCACCGGGGCGCGCAAGCGCGTGTTCACCGGCATGGCCGAGGCCACCAAGGCAGCAAGTGAGGCCAACACGCCCCAGGCCCGGCGCTCGCGCATGGTGGACGTCCTGGCTGCCAGCGACCCGATGAAGGCCGAACAGTTCCGCGCCCAGGGCCTGCAGACGGACGCCGCCGAGGTGCAGCTCACCCAGGCCCAGGAGGCCATCAAGCGTGACCAAGCGTTGCGCGAGATGGGCGGCCTGATCCTCAAGGGCGGCTGGGCCTCGGTGCCCCAGGTGTACGACCGCTACCAGGACGGCAACACGGCGACCGTGAAGCCCGACGGCAAGGGCGGCGCGGTGGTGACGGTGATCGGCCCGGACGGCAAGCCCACCGGAGAGCACAAGTTCGGCAGCCTGCTGGAGTTCTTCGAGCAGGTGGCCGGCGGCTTCGACCCGAAGCTGTGGATGCAGGCTGCTGGTCGGCGCGAGGAGACGGCGGAAAACCAGCGGCGATGGGAGGCTGAGCACGGCTTGCGTGTCAACGCAGATCGACGCGCCGCTGCAGCCGCTGCACGCGAGGCTGCCAAGCAAGCAGCAGAGAGCAAGCTGCCGCCCGCCGTGCGCGCGCAGTACGACAGCGTGCGCGAGCAGATCAAGGCCATCAACGCCGCAATGACCAAGGCGCAGGCCGAAGGCTCGTGGAACCCCGAGGGGCCCGGCGCCCAGGCCATCCTGGCGAACTTGGCGGTGCTGCAAGCCAGTGCCGACCGGCTGCTCACGCCCTACCTGCCGCCGGAGGTTCGAGGCGCAGGCGGGGACGACCCGCTGGGGATCATGGGCGGGGACCAGGGCGCGCAAGGGCAGAAGCCCGCGGGCCAAGCCCCGGCACAAGCCCCCACCCGGCCGGCGCCGCGCGCGCGCATGCAGGAGGTCGCCCGCGATCCGCTGGAGATGGCCAGCGACCGCGATCTTCAGCGCATCGCCGACATCCCGGGCCACGCAAACCAGCAGCGGGCCGCCGCGATCCTCGCCGCCCGGGCCGCGCAGCGTGCCCAGCAGAGCGCTCAAGACGAGGCCGCCGTGCGCGCCGGCTACGGCATGGCCCCCTGAACCCGGACCCTCATGGACATCAAGCAACTCCGGCAGAAGCTGCCCCACCTGGCGCAGCTCGATGACGCCCACCTGATCGACGTCGTTCAGCGCATCTACTACCCCAAGGTGGACAAGGCCGTGCTGGCCGAGCGTCTGGGGGTGAAATTCGAGGCGCCGATGCCCGAAGATCCCGGCCTGCTGCGCAGCCTGGGCGACTCCGGCGTGGCCCTGGGCCGCGGGCTGGTGTCGGGCGTGAAGATGGTGTCCGATGCCTTCGGCGCCGACAACGCCGTGTCCGAAGCCCTGGGCGGCGCCCGGGACAGCCTGAGCACGCTGGAGAGCGACTACCGCAAGGCCGAGCGCCAGCGCCGCGCGCAGCGCATCAAGGAGGCCGACGAATCGGGCTCCACCTGGGAGAGCATCAAGGCCAACCTCGGGGCGCTCTACGAAGCCCCGCTGGACACGCTGCTGGAGGCCGCCGGCACGATGGCGCCGACCGTCGCCATGGCCGCCATCCCCGGCCTGGGGCAGGCCAATCTCGCGCGCACCGTGGCCACCGCCGGCATGGGTGCCGTGCAGGGCGCTGGCGTGGTCAAGGGCGAGATCTACGAAGCGGTGGAGCGCCGGCTGCTGGAGGCGGGTGTGCCGCCGGAGGAAGCCGCCGCCCGCGCCGCTGAAGCGCAGGCCTATGACGGCCCGAACCAGGGCAACATCGCCGCCGGTGCCGGCCTAGGCGCGGCTGCCGGCTCGACGGGTATCGAGCGCATCATCGGGCGCGGGGGCGCCACGGGTGGGCTGGCGGGCCGCGTGGCCGCCGGTGCGGTGGCCGAAGGCATCCCGGAGGCGGTTCAGGGTGGGCAGGAGCGCTACGCCTCGAACGTGGCCCTGCAGCGCGAAGGGTTCGAAGTGCCGACGTGGCAGGGCGTGGCCGGGCAGGCAGCGCTTGAGGGCGCGGCCGGCGGGCTTCTCGGTGGAGGGGTGTCGGCGTTCTCCAGCGCGCCGGTGGAGCCCGCGCCCAACGACGGGCCGCTGACCCGTGCCGTCAAAGCCGGCGGACAGGACCCTGCGGCGCCGGTGGTGCCGCCCGTGGTTGACGCGCCTGCTGGCCAGGAGCCGGGCCTTTCGGCGGCTGGCCTCACCGAAGAGCAGGAGGCCGCTGCACTGTCGCGCATGGAGGCGCAGGCCCAGTCCGACCTGCAGGGCCTGCGCGACTTCACCGGCCGCTCCACGCCCGAGGTGGTGCGCCGGGGTGTGCCGACGGGCCGTCAGACCCCGCCCCAGCCGGGCAAGGAGGGTACGGCGCAGTTCGTGCCCGACGCGGCTTTCAGTGACCGGGTGCTCGCACTGCGCGAGCAACTGGCCGACGAGCGCGTGCGCGAGCAGGTGCGTGAGCGCTTCGGCGATGACGCGCTGAACGAGATCACCTACTACACCTCGCTGGCCGACCGCCCCGATGTGGACCTGCCAGACCTCACCCGCTCGCGCCTGCTGGAGCTGGCCGAGCGCGGGGTCGGAGAAGCCTTGCTGCGGCCCATCCCGAGCCGCCCGAACGTCGGGGCCAACCAGCGCCCCGAGCAGATCGGCGCCGCGCCCGGGGTGCCCCAGATCGGGCTGGACACCGCCCCCACCGGCACGATCCGGGTGGACGGTGCAGGCCGCGCGGCCCCGGAAACCCGGGCGGACGAGATCAGCGCGCGCCAGGGTCAGAACGAGGCGGCCGCCGAGCGCCAGCGCCGCGACGAGCTGGGCCTGACGCCCGACGTGGAGGCCGCCCAGGCGCGCATGGTGCGCCCGGGCGACACCCTGAACCCCAGCGGCGAGCCTTTCAAGACCCGCATGGCGGCCGACCGCGCGGCCAAGAAGGATGGCGGCGCCGTGGTGCCCGTGGAGGGCGGCTTTGTCGTGCGCAAGGAGCAGGCCAATGACGTGGCGATGGGAGCTGGACGAGGACCTGGAGGAGGCCGTGCTGCTAGGGGTGCTGACGCAGGCCGAGGCGTGGGTGCTGATGGACGACCGGCTGCTGAACCCCGAGGAGCCGTACCCGGACGAGTTCCGGCCGATGCTGCGCCGGCTGCGGCTGGTGGAGCTGGACCCGCAGGAGATGACGCGGCACTGACCGAGGAGACCCTCACGGCCCGCTACGACGCCGCCAAGGAGGCCGGCGACAGCCAGGGCATGATGGCCGCCGCCCGAGAACTGTCGGCCCTGCGCCGACGAGCACAGGAGCCCCAGACCCGTGATGTCCAGGACGCACCGACCCGAGCCCGCCAGCCCGAAACCCAAGCCCCGGCAGGTCAAGCGCGAGCGGCAGTGGAGGGCGATGCAGCCCGAGCCCCAGGACCTGCCGATGCCGGAGCCCCCGCCGTACAAGCCGATGGGGTAGAGGTCACCCGCAAAGGCGGGGAGCCCTTCGCCACGAAGATGGCCGCCCAGCGCGAGGTGAACAAGCGCGGCCTGTCGGACAGCCATGAGGTGGTGCCGGTTACGGGTGGCTTCATTGCGCGCGCGAAGACCCGTGCCGTTGGAGCCGGTCAAGGACGGGCACCGGCGGACGTGGAAGCCGACCGCCTGGCCGAAGTGCTGCGCGAGCAGGGCTACGACGCCTACGTCGAAGAGCGTGCCAAGGTGGCCGAGTCCTATGGGCTCAACGCCAACGACGAGATGTCGCTGGGCAACCTGGTCGAGTCCCGGGTGGGCACGCCGGCCATCGAGCGCGGGCGCGATCAGCGCGACCCGCGCCTGCGCGGCAAGAAGGCGCAGGCCCGCGGCGAGCCGGCCACGCCGCCGGACACACTCAACGAGGCCCAGAAGGCCGAATGGCTGGCCGGGTGGGATGAGGGGGCGCGGTCGGATGCTGAGCAGGACGGGCCAGCGCCAGAGGTTTACGACGGCCCGACGATGGAGGAGATCAACGCCATCAATGATGTTCCGACTGTTGAAGTCATGCGCGAGGCCATCGCTACTGTCGGAGAAAAGGAGTTCGAGCGTCGCGCCAACGCCAAGATCAAGAGCGTCAAGCGCAACGGAAAGTTCAAGGCTCCTTCCGATTCGATGCTTATTGAAGCGACTGCGCGAGAGATCGTGGCCATTGCTCGCCGCGGCGCGCAGCAGGAACCAGCACTACGACCGACGGGCGCGGTGACGCTGGAGGCGCAGGCAACCCACAAAGACCCTGGCGAGCCCGCCGAGCCCGTGAACCGGGCGGTGGTGAACGAGGCCATCACTAAGGCGGCCGAGAACAAGGACGTGCCGCGCTCCACGATGAAGCGCGAGGCGCTGCGGTTGATCGACGCAGCGATGGAGAAGGCTCCGACCGAGGAAGTCTTGAACGCAGATATCGCCGTCGGTCAAGCCGTCACCCGCAGGGGCAAGAAGGAGATCAGCGGATTCCGAAGGTTCGGCGACCGCACGCTTTCTGTCGATGCTCGGCAGTCGAGCGACGGGAACTGGGAGGTGCGCGACACCTCCTACGACGGCAGCGGCACCGGAAAGACGCGCAACAAGCTGGTCGGCACGCTCAACGGCGGTCCGGAAGCGGCTCGCACTCAACTGGCCACGTTGCTGCGGCGCATGGACGTCGAGGGCAAGGTCAGACCACCAGACACCGTGAAGATCAAGGTGCCGGGCGACGGGACTTTCACCATCCTCAACACCCGAGAGGCCCTGGCGGACTTCCGCCGCAAGGTGGAGAAGTCCCCGGGCTTCAGCGACAAGCTCCCCGTGTTCGTGGCGCCTCGCGTCAACGGCTACGGCATGCGCAAGGAGGCCGGCAGCACGTTCGGCGTTGAGGGGGGTAGCGGAGGGGCCAAGGCCGCAGTCGAGAACATGATTGACGAAGGCGACCCTCAAGCCGCAGTGGACTATGCCGCGGCGCGCGCCCTGGACATCACCGAGGTGCTGAAGGGCGACAAGGAGCGCCTTGGAAAGGTCGCGGGCCTGACGCCGACCGCTGAAGCGGTGGGTGAGTTCGAGCCCGAAGCCGAGGCCCCTGCCGCGCAACCGGAGGTGGATGCCGCGCCCGCTGTGCAGCCGGAGGAAGACGACACCACGCTGACGATCGAGTACGGCGGAAGTCTGCTTGACCTGAAGCTGACGCAGCCGGCATGGGCCACCACGGACGACCAGTTGCGAGATGCCATCGCCGCGGCGAAGTTCGGCAGTGGCAACTTCGCTCTGTGGTCAATCGAGAGGGATAAGGCTCTGCGAAAGGCCCTGGATGAAGGCCGCAACGTGCCGGCTGAAGTCAAGTACGACCGCCTGCCGATTCTGCGCCGAGACTTCAAGAGCGAGGATGCGCTGGACGAGGCGCTGGACGCCGCCACCTCGGTCTACAACCGAACCAAGGATGCGCAGGCCGCAGTAGATGCGTTCATGGCGTGGGGCAAGGCCGCCCCCGCCGCCCAGCCCCAAGCCGAGGCGGAAGCAGAGGGGGAGGCGCCGGCAGAACCCGCGCCAATGCCCGCCGTCGCTGGCATCCCGCGCGAGGTGGCGCAGAACGCGCACCGGGGCACGTCGCATGTGCCGGAAGTCCGCGCTGGCCAGGAGCAGCAGTCGTTCATGGCTGCGCTGGAGGATGCCTGGAGCCGTGCCGCACGGATTGCCGGCCAAGACGAGAAAGCCGTAGAGCGCATCCGCGAGGTGTTCACCGACGTGGCGCAGGGCTACCGCGCACGCTACATGCGCACGCTGGAGGCCCGCAGCCGCGTCATGTCATCCATGATTGCAGGCCCGGCCCGCTTCCCGGTGGAGCGCAACCGCAAGCGCATGGAAACGGAGCGCAAGCGCGCCGACGAGGCGCAGCAGTACCTTGCCCGCGGCATCAAGCGCCTGATCCGCGCCGCGCGTGGCCCCATCGACAACAGCCCGGAGTCCGAGCTGGAGAGCGTGCGCCTGCGCCTTGCCGAGCGCGAGGAACTGCAGGAGACGATGAAGGCCGCGAACGTCGCCATCCGCAAGGGTGACGATGCGGCGCTGGAAGAGTTGGGATTCACGGCCGAGCAGATCGCCGAACTGAAGAAGGGCGACTTCGCCGGCCGCAAGGGGTTCCCGGACTACCGCCTGACCAACAACAACGCCGAGATTCGCCGGCTGCGCGAGCGACTGGCCGACGCCGAGGCGCGCATGGCCGCGGCGCAGGCAGGCCCGCAGGAGTCCGAGCGTGACGGCGTGCGGATCGTGGAGGACGCGCAGGACGACAGGCTGCGCCTGATCTTCGACGGCAAGCCGAGCGACGCCGTGCGCGAAGACCTCAAGGCCAACGGGTTCAAGTGGAGCCCGAAGAACGAGGCATGGCAGCGGCAACTGACCGACAACGCCCGCCGAGCCGCGAAGACGGTGCTGGACAAGCACTACCCGGCTGGAGATGGCGACGCAGCATTCAGCCGCTCCACCGGCCCCCGCCGCGGCGGTGTGCCTATGGACGACGCCCGCGCCGTCACGGCAGCCATCCGCGAAGCGCTGCCCAAGGCCCCGCCGATCCACATCCACGAGACGCTGCAGCAGGCGCCCAAGGCCCTGCGCGACATCATCCGCAGCCAGGGCGCCGAGTTCGATGTCGAGGCGGCCTACCACGAGGGCGAGATCCACGTCTTCCCGCGCAACATCGCCAGCGTCGAGCGCATGCGCTTCGTGGTGGGCTACCACGAGGTCCGCCACCACGGCATCCGGTCCATGCTCGGTGCCGGGGACGAGATGGGCGCGGTCATGCACGCCATGTGGAAGGACAACCCGGCGCTGCGCCAGGCGGCCCAGGCCAAGCTCGACGACGGGCTGGCCTCGTCGCGGGTCGAGGCCGTGGAGGAAGCACTGGCCGACATGCCGGTGGAGCAGGTGGCCAAGCTCACCGGCTTCAAGCGCATGATCGCGGCGATCCGCCGGTGGCTGCGCCAGACTGCCGTGAGCCTGCGCCGCGCGAACCTGCCCACGGTGGCCGCGGCCATTGACCCGGCCCGCTGGACCGACAACGACATCGCTGCCTTCGTGCTGGCCGCCGAGAGCGTCAGCGTCAACGGGGCGGCTACGTTCAGGACGGCAGGGACGGTTTTCGGGCGAGACTCCGACCCTGTGATCTTCTTCTCTCCGCTGTACCGCGCCATCGTGGGCGCGAACCAGAAGATGGCCAACGCCGACGGCTGGCGCACGCTGCTGCGCGGTTTGGTGGCCAAGGGCGCCGTCAAGCAGGACGAGGTGACTTGGAGCGGCGTTGAGGACTGGCTTGGCATGCAGGCCGGCAAGGTGTCGCGTGAGGCCGTGGCGGACTACCTGCGCGCCAACGGCGTGCGGGTGACAGAGACGGTGCTGGGCGGCAGCCCAAAAGCCAGCCTGCCCCGAGGATGGGTAGTGCGCGCAGACACTGAGTATGTGTACGCGCTCTTTGACCAGAACGGAGAGATTCAGGGCACGGGCAATTCGCCAGAAGACGCGATTGCCGAGTGGCAGCAAAACGCCGATGTCCCGGCAGACACAACCAAGTACGCCCAATACACCCTCCCCGGCGGCACCAACTACCGGGAGGTGCTGCTGACGCTGCCACAGAAGGAGGCGCCGCAGCCGAAAATCGTTAAAAGGAGAGACGGTCTTTTCAATGTCGTGTTCCCTGACGGCAGAGAGCTAAGGACTGGTTACACGCTAGACCGCGCTCAGGACTTGGCGCGCGACTTCATGCGAACCAGCGGGCCGCTTGGTGCTGACAAGACAAACTACACGTCCAGTCACTGGAGCCAGAAGAACGTCCTGGCCCACATCCGCCTCAACGACCGCACCGACGCGGACGGCAAGCGCGTGCTGTTCGTCGAGGAGATCCAGAGCGACTACGCCCAGGACGCCCGCCGCAAGGGCCTGAGCACTGACATGATCCCCCAGTCGCGCGAGTGGTTCGACGCCGACACGCTGGACACGCTGGAGACGGAGGCGCAGGCGCAGGCCAAGATGCGCGAGCTTCAGCCGTTCTTGGAGCGCAACCGCGAGCCCGGCATGGAAAACCGGCTGGTGGTCAAGCGCGACGGCGCCCTGTGGAGCGTGATCGAGCAGAGCCGCAGCGCCACGGAAACGGCGCCGAACCGTGCCGGCGTGCCTGCCGCCCCCTTCATCGACAAGACCGACAAGTGGGTGGCCCTGGCCCTGAAGCGCATCGTCAAGATGGCCGTGGACGAGGGCTACGACAAGGTGGCGTTCGTGAACGGGGAGCAGAGCGCGGAGCGGTATGACCTGAGCAAGCAGGTTCGCAGCATCGCGTGGACTGGCCGCGGCAACGACACCGAGAAGCGCGTCACGATCACGCCGAACAATGGCAACGACATCGAGTTCATGCTGCAGCCGGACGGCGCAGTCGGCTCAATGGGTGGAGGCTCGATCGGCAACGAGTTCGACGGCAAGCGCCTGGACGAAATCGTCGGCAAAGACGTTGCCGAGCGGATCATGGGCCAGCCCTACGGCGACATGCGTGGCAACGGCCTCAAGGTCGGCGGCGAAGGCATGCGCGCCTTCTACGACAAGATCGTGCCGGCCGCGCTGAAGGACGTGCTGCGCAAGACCGGCGGCGGGGCGGTGGAGATGGTGGACGTTGGCCCCAGCGTCGGCGGCAGGGTGCAGGATCGCGCGAACCCCGACTACAAGCCGATGCAGCAACCCGGCTTCACCATCACCCCCGCCATGCGCCAGCGCGCCGCGAACGGCCTGCCGCTGTTCAGCCGCCGCACGCCAGACCGCCCGACGGTGGCCACCACCCGCACCCCCGAAGGCTTCCCCGAGTACACCGGCAGCACCGTGGTTCTGGCCGCCCCGCAGCCGACCGAGCGCTTCGAGGTCATCCCCGAGCCAGGCCAGGAGGTCGTCAGCTACGCCATCATGCCCGCCGAAGGCTTCGACGTGCTGGGCCATGTGGAACTGCTGGTGGAGAATGGCCGCCCGGTGTCGCTGCTGGACATCGAGGTCTACGCCGACAATGGCCGCGGCCAGGGCGTCGGCCGTGCCGTGATCGAAACCCTGCTGGCCGCCAACCCGACCGCCGACCTCAACATCAGCAACATCGTCCCCGAGGCCCGAGGCTTCTGGGAGCGCATGGGCATCCCGCAACAGAACGTGGAAGGGGCCTACGATGGCATCCTCAACTGGCAAACCTTCGCAGCGGCAGACCGCCGAGCACCGCGCCAAGGTGCGCAAGGAAGTCGAGGCGCGCGTGAAGGATATGACGCCCGCGCACAAGGCCAGGCTGCAGGCCGCGCGCAAGAAGGTGAAGGCGGAGGAGTAGGCCCGACGCGCTTCAGCCGCGCCGTGCTGCGCGACACCATCCCCCAGGGGGTGCAGGACTGGCTGACCGACCGCACGACCTCCCAGCGCGGCTTCAACCGCGTGTGGCACCGCACCATCGGCACGCAGTTCCACAAGGCCAAGATCAACAAGGAGTTCGGCCGCGCCTACTACGCGGTGCAGGACTTCATGAAGGACGTGAGCCGCATGGCGACGGTGGCCGCGGAGATGGCCCCGGACATGCTGCCCCAGGTGGAAACTCTTTCCGACCTGGCCAAGCTCGCCCCGACGCTGGCCAGCCCGGCGGCCTACAAGCAGCGCAAGGCCGACATCAAGGCCGCGTCCGATGCGCTGTTCGACGGCACGCTGCGCTACACCCGCGACGAGGACGGCCGCGCCGTGCCGGTGGACCCGGACAGCGCCGAGCCTGGCGGGATCGTCTGGACAGACGACGAGCTCCGTCAGCGCGGCATGAGCGAGCGCGCGATCAAGATGTACCGCCAGAGCCGGGCAGCCATCGACCAGAGCCTGGACAACATGCTCGCGGCCGACCTGTACCGGCAGGTCAGCGTCATGGCACCGGAAATGGTGTCGGCCAACCCGACCGACTACGAGACGATGCTGGACGCGCTGCGCCGCGCCGCCTCGTCGGACACCCCGGGCGACGCGGTGCGGGCCGTCAAGGAGGCCGTCGAGCGCCGGCTGGAGGCGGTGCAGAAGGCCCTCGACGGCCAGCCGAACCAGCACACGCCGGACCTGATGCAGCGCCGGCAAGACCTGCGCAAGCTGCAGGCCACCATCGCCGAGAAGGTCAACCGCATCGCCGACCTCAAGGCGGCCGGCTACGCCCCGCTGATGCGCTTCGGCCCCTACGCCGTGGACGTGATCGACGGCGAAGGCCAGCGCGTCTACTTCGGCCTGTACGAGAGCCAGGCCGAGGCCAACAAGGCGGCGCGCAAGTTCCGCGAGAGCGGGCTGCAGGTGTCGCAGAGCGTCATGCCTCAGAAGCAGTTCGAGGCCCTGAAGGGCGTGTCGCCGGAGACGGCCATGCTGTTCGCCGAGATGCTCGGCGTCGAGAAGAACGAGGCGATGCAGAAGTGGCTGCAGAACGCCGTGGCCGAGCAGTCGGCCCTGAAGCGTCACATCCGCCGCAAGGGCATCGAGGGCTTCGACGACGACGGCTCGCGCGTGCTGGCCGCCTTCATCACCAGCAACGCCCGCGCCGCGTCGCGCGCACTGCACTCGCAGCGGATCAGCGACGCGGTCGAGAACATCCGCCAGGGCGACGTGCAGGACGAGGCCCGCGCGCTGGCCGACTACGTCAACGACCCGAAGGAGGAAGCGCAGGGCATCCGGTCGCTGCTGTTCGTGCAGTACATCGGTGGCTCCATCGCGTCGGCGATGGTCAACCTGACGCAGACCTTCGCGCAGACCTTCCCCTATCTGAGCCAGTTCGGTGGCCCGGCCAAGGCCGGCTCCCGGGTGACGGCAGCCATGAAGATGGCGCTGGCCAAGAAGGTGGACGACGCCGAACTGGCCGCGGCCCTGTCGCGCGCCGAGAAGGACGGCGTCATCAAGCCGCAGGAGGTGTTCCAGCTTCAGGCCGAGGCCAGCCGGTCGCTGGGCTCGAACCTGTATGTGCGCTCGCTGCTGTCGGCCTGGGGCTCCATGTTCCAGATGGCCGAGGTGTTCAACCGCCGGGTGGCCTTCATCGCCGCCTACAACACGGCGCGCGAGCAGGGCATGGCCGACCCCTTCAAGTTCGCCGAGGACGCGGTCGACGAGACGCAGTCTGTCTTTAACCGCGGAAACCGACCCGATTGGAGCCGCGGCGCGGTGGGCGCGACGCTGTTCACCTTCAAGACCTTCAGCATCCAGTACGTGGAGTTCCTGAAGCGGCTGCCGCCCAAGGAGCGCGCCCTGGCCCTGGCCATCCTGGTCGTCGCGGCCGGCTCCCAGGGCCTGCCGTTCGCGGAAGACCTGCAGGACGTGCTCGACAGCATCGCCCAGGGCATGGGCTACCAGTTCAGCACCAAGCAGGCCATGAACGCGATGGTGGCGCGCACGCTGGGGCAGGGCGCGGCTGACTTTTTGCAGCACGGTTTCAGTACACTCCCGGGTGTGCCACTCGACGTGTCCGCCCGCCTCGGCCTCGGCAACCTCCTGCCCGGCACGGGTGTGCTCAAGGCCAGCGAAAGCCGCAAGGAAGACGAGGTGCTGGAAACCTTCGGGGTGGCCGGCAGCTTCGTGCGGGATGCTCTCAAGGGCGAAGTGAGGCCGATCGCACTGCGCAATGCCGCCAAGGCCCTGGATATGTACCAGACGGGCATGTACCGCAACTCGCGTGACTACAAGGTGGCTGACGTTGACGCGGTGGATGCCGTGCTCAAGGGCTTGGGACTGCAACCCGCTGGCGTGGCCCGTGAATCACGTGCAGCCCAAGCCCAGTACGAGGCGCAAGCCCAATACGACGCTGTTAGCAAGCGCATCCGCGAGGACTGGGCCAAAGGCCTGTTCGAGGGGGATGCGCAGCGGGTACAGGATGCGCGTGACCGCTTGGCCGACTGGAACGCCAAGAACCCCGAAATGCCCATCCGCGTGAACATGCCGGGCATCCTCAAGCGCGTGCGGGAGATGCGCAAGCCGAGAGCCCAGCGCATGGAAGAAAGCGCGCCGCGTCACTTGCGCCCTGGCATCCGGGAGGCTTTGCAGTGATCGCGGTGGCCTCCATCGTTTTCGGCTTCGCCGCCCTGGTGTGGGAGTTCGGGCTCCCCGGGGCCGTTGTCGGGGCAATCCTCATCGCCCTTCTCCTGGCCGCTATGCCTCGTTGACTCCGGCCCGCCCCGTGTGATGCTTTCGGCAGTCCCCACCGGCTGCCCACGCATCAACGAGGGCCGATATGCCGGAGATTTCCAACCTGCCTCCTGCCGACCCGCCGAGCGGCTCGGAGGAGCTGCCTGTCGTCCAGGGCGGTATCACCAAGCGGATGGCGTCTGTAGACGTGGCCCGCGCCCTGCCGCCGGCCACGCCGAGCGCCCAAGGCGCCATGTCCACGGCAGACAAGGCCAAGCTCGACGGCATCCAGGCCGGGGCGACCGCCAACGCCTCTGACGCGCAGCTACGCGACCGGGCCACGCACACCGGCACGCAAGCGATTTCGACTGTGGACGGGCTGCAGGCCGCGCTGGACGGCAAGGCGCCAGTCGTGCACACCCACGTGCCGGGCGACATCACGGGGCTGAACACCGCGATCTATCTCAAGGTCCGCGAGATCATCCAGCCCGGCGCCAACGTCACCAAGACGCCCAACGACGTGGCCGAGCAGATCACGCTCGGAGCCACTGGCGGCGGCGGCGGTGGCGGGGCGAACTGGGGCGAGATCGGAGGGTTGATCGGTAACCAGGCCGACTTGGCGTCCGCCCTGGCCGGCAAGTCCGACACCAGCCACGGCCACAGCAACGCCAGCACTTCGGCGGCTGGCTTCATGTCGGCAGCCGACAAGACCAAGCTTGATGGCGTGGCCACCGGCGCCACGGCGACCCCGCTGGCCAGCACCACCCCGGCGGCGGTGGGGGCGGCGGATGTAGGGGTGGCGGCCTCGGCTGCCCGCGCCGATCACGTGCACGCCCACGGCAACCAGGCCGGCGGCTCGCTGCACGCAAACGCCACCACCAGTGTGGCGGGTTTCATGTCCAGCGGCGACAAGACCAAGCTGGACGGCATCGCCACCGGCGCGACGGCGAATGCCACAGATGCGCAGCTCAGGGACCGGGCGACCCACACGGGAAGCCAAGCCATCAGCACCGTGACCGGCCTGCAGGCGGCGCTGGATGCCAAGGCGAACTCTGCCTCTCCTGTCTTCACTGGACCCGTCACGGTGTCGGGGGTGGATGTCACGGCGCCGTTTGTCATGGGGGGCGGCACGGCGATCGACGTTACCCGCAGGCTGAACTTCAAAGAGATCAGCGCAGATACCACCTTGACCTTCAGCGCTGTCCCGAGCACGAATGCCTGGTTCATGCTCAGGGTAGCGAACGCCAGCGGCGCAGACCGCGTGGTGACGATCCCGAGCAGCTTCTCTTTGGCCAGGCAGGCCAACATCACGACAGTTACCGTTCCCGCTGGTGGTCAGCTGCTGCTGATGTTCCACTACACAGGATCGGTCTACATCCTGGCTGGTGATGGGGGCGCGCGGAACAACCTCGTTGCGGCCACCGCGCCCGGGACAGGCAACGACAACACTCAGGGCTATGCGGTGGGCTCGATGTGGGTGGACACCGTGGCCAACCGCGTCTATTTCTGCACAAACGCCAGCACCGGCTCGGCGGTGTGGTGGGGCGGATCTGCGGGTGGTGGTTCCTGGGGCTCCATCACTGGCACGCTTTCTGACCAGACCGACCTGCAGGCCGCCCTGAATGCCAAAGCTGGCCTGATCCCGGTCATCGAAGTGGTGAGCGGCACAAGCCGCACACTGACTGCTGGCGACAACGGCAAGATCCTGGTGTTCACCAACACCGGCGCAATCTCGGTCACCGTCAATACGGATTTCAACGGCCGAGGGGTGGTGCTGGCCTGGGCCGCATCCGCCGGCACGATCACGGTCAACCTGACCGGCGTGACGGTCAACGGCGGATCGAGCGCCCTGGTGCTCAGCCAGGGACTGGGCTCGCTGAACCTGATCCCGGTGGGCACGAATGCCTTCCTTGGTGTGGGCTCCATCGGCGAACTGACGGCGGCCGACATCAGCGACTCGACAGCCAACGGGCGCGCCATCCTGACGGCGGCCGACTACGCAGCCATGCGTACCCTGCTCGGCCTGGTGGTTGGTACTGACGTGGCGGCCCAGTCGCATGTGGGGTCAGGCGGGACGGCCCACGCCAACGCGACGACCTCGGTGGCCGGCTTCCTGAGCGCCGCTGATAAGACCAAGCTGGACAGCCTCCCCGCCCAGGGTGCGACTCGGGAAATCACCGGAGCCGCCACGCTGGGCACTGCGGACGTGAACGTCACGGTGCGCTTCAACTCCGGCAGCACTGCCGCCCTGACGGTGCCCAGCGATTCCACGCTGGGCGTGACTCCGGGCAAAGCCACCCTTGCGGTCTTCATTCAAGGCACCGGCGTGCCGACCTTCACGGGCAGTGGCGCAACCATCCTAGGCAGCCCTCGATCCGGCTTGGCCCAGAACGACACCATCGTGCTGAACCACACCGGCATCGCCAACACCTGGAGCTACGCATGAGGCCCTTCCTCATCACGGCCGGCGCGGTGACGCGCCGCAGGCAGCCAGGCGGCGGCGGTGGGTCGCAGATCGTTTTCAGCGCAAACACCGGCGCCGATTTCAACACCGTCCAGAACGAAGGCATGCGGTCTTCCGGCGGGTCCAATGTTGCCGGAGGTACCTGGGAGCCTGGCGTCAACAGCGACACGATGCTGTGGCGCCCCTCCGCTAACTTCAACACCTCAAGCATCCCGAACCCGATTACTGGGGCGACGTTCCGCATCTATATGTTCGAGCAGTTCGGCGCTTCTGTGGTCAACGTGCACGAGAACCTGAGGGCCTGGCAAACGATCTCGTGGACCCATTACGACATCGGTGGCTCCCTGGCTTGGACAACGCCCGGCGGTACTGGTAGCGGCGACCGCTCCGCATCGACCATTGGGTCGCAGAGCACGCCGGCATCGAACGGCGTGTGGATCGAGATTGAGCTAGATCCTGCTGTGGTGGAGGCTTGGAGGCAGGCTGGCGCAGCCCCGGCCAATGGCATCCAACTCCGCGGAGACGGCCAGTATTCGAGCTACCACACCAACGCAGGAACCAACGGTTTCCGGCCCGAGCTGGTGTTGAGGTTCGACTGATGCAGCAGATCATTCACGCCCTGTTGGCGACGAAGAAGCTCACGGGTTTCAGTGCAGACCCCCCCCCGCCGCCGCCGCCACCGCCGCCGCCTGGCATCGCCGCTCATGTGGTTGTGACATATGCGGACGCTTCCGGTGTTGTGCAGAGCGTAGTCGTACAAGACGGCGTGACTTCGATCTCTGGTGTAGCTCCGCTGATTTTGCACATTGATGCTTCTGGGACTCGCAGCGACCACACGTCCAGCGACACGGAAGCGGGCGCATGGCACAACATTGGCTACCGTGCTGACTACGGAGAAGCGCTCGGCGGCACCTGGCCATATTCAGGCTTGTCCCGCGACCAAGATGTAGGCCCCCCTCTGTTCGGTCGCGTCATCACGCAGGTTGGTACTCGGCAAGTGCGTGTGCGTTGCCGGAATGCGGTAGGTGACGAAGGCTCAGTGTCGTTCAGCGTCACGACTACCGCCCCTGCCGCGCCTGTGGTGATTCCCACTGGAGCCGGTGCATGGCCTGCGTGGGCCAGCGGGACCCACTACGCCCTCCAGGCTGGGGGGGATTACAGATCGCTTGGCGACATCATCACTTCCGGCCTGGATAACATCCTCATATCCAAGACAGGGACTGGGGCCGATCCGATCGTTTCAGGGTTTCGCCCTGACAACCGCCTGTGGGTGAACACTCCGAACCTTAAGCGGGCAGCTAATGTACGCCTGCTTAATATTGACTGCCGCGCTTTTTACGACGGGCAAGTGGGGCATGACTTCTGTGGAGTGATTAATGGGTCACTTGGGCAGGTGCAAGGCGCCGCACAAGAATACTACTTTGACAACGGTTACTCCAGCGGGAGAACCGTCAACGAGCTGAACAATATTCGCTACTCCCGCGGGACAACCCTGTGGAACTGCGGTGAGATTGGCGGGAATTCAGGTGACAGTTATGTGTTCTTCTTGACGATAGCTCAGGCCATTGTTCAAGGAGTGCGGCTGAATAAAAACAACGCGACTGGTGGAGCCCATGTGGTTCGAGGTACACACTTCAAGAGTGTGTGGCGGCACAACAATCTGCTCTGCACGGGGACTACTACCAGTTTGGTCAAATTTGGTGGTTTGGAGTCCACATTCACGAACACACCGGCTGATTGGGGGGCAAACAACCTTCGTGTAGGTGACGCTTCCAACGGTCAGAGATATCCTTACCCGATTTCAAAGGTCGTATTCGCTGACAGTTTGCTGGGTGGGGCTGGGCAAACTCTGCCGAACGGAACCATCGGGGCTGCGCCTCAGAATAACGACTCTGGGTCCCCGAGAGAGGGCGCCGAATTCGTTGCTTTCGAGAACATCGCTTATTTCAGCAACGCCCCAGTTAGCAACTTCAACGATCAGACGCAGCTTGGCGGTCGAAACCTTTCTGCTCGTGGCATTCGCTACGCAAGCGGCGGGAACGTTACCACCTCGACCGGCGTGAACGCAAACAGGATTCCTTCCGGCTGGGATGGACCCTACATCGTGGAATCCACCAACACCCGCCCGGTGCCCACGCCGTTCTGACGTTGACCCCGGCGAAACCTCACCGACCATTCAATGAGCATCCGACGAGGCCGACCATGCCAGACCCAGCCGACACCTCAAAGCAGCGCCGCCTGCAGTTCGACCCGACGATTAACGCCGGGCACCTGCTGACCGCGGTGGTGATGCTGGTGGCTGGCTTCGGCGCCTGGTCCACCCTGGACAAGCGCGTGGTGGTGCTGGAAGAGCAGCGCAAGACCCAGGATCAGATCGACCGCCACCAGGATCAGACCTCGCAGCAGAACATGCAGCAGATCCGGGAGAGCCTGAGCGAGATCAAGCGCAACGTCGAGCGCATCAGTGACCGGCTGGACAGGAAAGGAGTAGGGCAATGATTCGCTTCCGCTACGTCTTCATGGGCCTGGGTTCGGCCCTGGTGCTGGGCACTCTGCTGGCGACCGACCCGGATGGCGGCATCTCCACCGGCATGCTGCTGTTGAGCCTGGTGGTGCCTGTGATCGCCGTGGGCTTCGTGCACTACGCCCGCAAGGCCATGCACGACTACCCCGAAGCCGATGCCCGGCGGCTGTTTGCCAAGGCGGGCGAGCACCCGATCGGCGCTGGGCTGGCCCTTGTGGCGCTGGCCATCGTCGCCTACGGATTGCTGGGCCTGTTCGGCAATGCGGTGCGCGCCCAGGACGTGCGCAGCTACATCCCGCCCGCGGCCCACCAGCACCTGCCCACCCTGCGCGCCGAGATCGAGCGAACGTGGCCTGACCACCCGACGCCGGCCTACTTCGGCGCCCTGGTCGAACACGAAAGCTGCATCAGCCTTCGCCACTCGCGCTGCTGGAACCCATCCAGCCGCCTGAAGAGCGCGAGGGAGGAGGGCGCCGGCCTGGGGCAACTCACCCGGGCGTGGCACCCTGACGGCCGGCTGCGCTTCGACGCGCTGGCCGAGATCCGCGCCCGCCACCCCGCGCTGTCGGAGCTGGCCTGGGAGACGATCTACCTCCGGCCCGACCTCCAGCTGCGCTCGATGGTGCTGATGAGCCGCGACAACTGGCAGGCCCTGCGCATGGTGGGCGACCCCATGGAGCGCCTGGCCATGGCCGACGCCGCCTACAACGGCGGGCTCGGCGGGCTGCAGCGCGAGCGCCGCGCCTGCGGGCTCAAAGCGGGCTGCGACCCGGGCCGATGGTGGGGCCATGTCGAGACGACCTGCCTGAAGAGCCGCGCCCCGCTGTACGGCAACCGCAGCGCCTGCGACATCAACCGCCACCACGTTCAAGACGTGGTGCGCACCCGGCTCCCGAAGTACCGCCCTCTCCTGGAGGTGTGACATGGCCGACCCCGACCGCCGCTTCAAGAGCCGCAAGTTCGGCATCGCGTGCGCTGTTCTCATCTCGGCCACTGGGCTGCTGATCGCTGGCCAGATCGACGCCGGGCAGTGGGTAGAAATCGTCAAGTGGGATGTCGGGCTCTACATGGCCGGCAACATCGGCGACACCTGGGCCGGGCGATGAGAACCGCCATCACCGGCAGCCTGACGCTGGCCGAGCCGCTCGACGTGGCCCGGGCCTGCCTGACCTGCGGGTGGGACATCACCGAGGTGGTGACCGGCCCACGCCCCGGCGTGGAGGAGGCCGCCTGCAAATGGGCCGCGGCCAACCATCGGGCCACGCACATCATCGCCGCCGAGATCAGCCGCCACGGCCACGCCGCCCGGCGCAAGCAGCTCGAAGCCATGCTCCAAGCCGCTGATGCCCTGATCGTGCTGTGGCAGGGCTTCGACCGCGACATCCTGGCCATGCTCAACGCCGCCCAGACCAGGGCCATGAAAGTGCTCGAGGTGCGCCTGTGATCCGCAACCCTCTGGCCACCCTGGCGCCGTACCTGATCGCCAGCCTTGTGGTGCTGCTGGGCATCCAGACGCTGAGGCTTTCAGCAGAGGCCCAGGCCCACGCCGACACCCGGGCCGAGCGCGACCGCATCAACGCCGCGGCCACCCGGGCGGCGCTGGACGCCTCTGAGGGCATGCGCCGCCACCAGGAAGACCAGGCCAAGAAGGCCGAGGAGAACCGCCGTGCACACGAAGCCGAGACGCTGGCCCTGCGCCGCACTGCTGACAGCCTGCGCCGTGATCTTGACGGCGTGCGCAACGCCTTCGCCGCCTACGCCGCCGGTGGTGGTCAAGCCGGCAGAACTCCCACCCCCAGCGGTGAGGCCCGAGCTGGTGCCCTCGGGGACGTACTGGGCGAAGGTGTGCGCCTGGTTGGAGATCTCGCAGCAGCGGCTGAACGTCACGCTGCCGATGCCCGAGCACTGTGGGCCGAGCGGCAGGGATTGAGGTGTGTCCCGTGATCTGGTGCAAATCTGGTGAAAAACCCTGTCCGAACAGGGCCGCCAGTGTCTGCCGAGCCGCGCCACGCAAGGCGTAGAGCTGCATGCTGACTGGGCCTGCCTTGCCTTCACACGGCAGGGGTCGCAGGTTCGAACCCTGCACCACCCACCAATAAAATCAAGCACTTAGCGGCCCCCGACGGGGCCGTTCTTCTTCCTGGTGCAAGACCTGATGCAAAACCCCCAGGCGCTCCATCGCTTCGCGCTTGTGTTGCACCAGCCGGTGCGCGTACCGCTCGGTGGTGCGCACCGAGGTGTGGCCGAGGATGTCTCGCACCACGTCCAGCGGCACCCCAAGGTCCAGCATGATCGTCGCGCACGAGTGGCGCAGGTCGTGGAAGTGGACATGGCGCATCCCGGCCGCCTCGCGCGCCCGCCGAAAACCCGTCTTGACCCCCTCAAAGCCAATCGGCAACGGCAGCCATTGCAGCCACGGTCGCAGTGCTGGCACGATGGGCACCTCACGGTAGCGCAGCGTCTTGGTGTTGCCGGCCTGGATGCGGATGGTGTCGGCGCCGATGTCCTCGCGCCGGATCTTGCACACCTCGCCCCTGCGGCATCCGGTCAGTAGCGAAATCCAGATCGCCGCTCGCACGGCATCGCTGGCGCAGTCGGCGATCCTCTTGACCTCCTCCATGCTCAGGTACACCGTGCGCTCGTTGCGCTCGGCCAGGCGCTTGATGTGCTGGCTGTAGTCTAGAGCGGTCCGCCCCGACTCCCAGGCCAGTTTCAGGGCCTTCTTCAGTGCGCCCAGGCTGCGGTTGATCGTGGCCGGGGCGTAGGAGCCGGTCATGTCGCGCACGATGTGGGCGGCCGCCTGCCGGGCCTCGGAGGCGCGGTATCGCTCGACCCACTGGCCGATGCGCAGGGCGTGATACCTCGCCGTGTCGGGGCTGCGCAGCGTCTTCAGGTGCTGCATGTAGAGCGCCATCATCTCCGTCAGTCCTGGGTCACCAGGGACAACCGGCGCTCGACCTCGGCTGAGGGCGCTTCGCAGCTCGGCTTCGACGCGCTTGGCTTCACCCGCAGATGTACCCGCCGGCAGGCGTCGGTGAACTCGCTGATAGTTGACGCAGACGCTGACCTCCCAGCCACCGGCCGGCGTTCTCTTGACAGGCATGGGTACGACTCCCGCAACCAGGTGCGACACTCATCCAGATCGTAGCGCCTCCCACGGGCTCCGATCGGGACAGACGGCATCCCCTCGCTGCCCAGACGATACACCTGGCGTTCGCTGATGCCGAGGGCTGAGGCAAGCTGAGCGGCTGTGAGCATTTCAAGGTTTCTCCTTCCCCAGCGCCAGGATGGCGGCGGCGCAGCTTGCTGCCCCCGTCTCGGCGTCCGAACGCATTTCCAGGCACTTGAAGCGCTCTCGCTCGGTGTATTCGTCGCCCACGCGCTCGCACGCCGCTGCCGCATCCTTGAGGGCCTGGGCGTAGCCGTCCGCATGGATCGCGCGCACCATGTCGTTGAAGGACACCGGCAGGCTTCGGAACTCGTTGCATTGCTCGTCGGTCAGCATTGGGCGCTCCTGATGTGCTCGCGCAGCAGCGCGATGCAGCGGTCCAGCTTTTTGCGACTGTCGCGCTCGCTGAACTTCCATCGCCCTGCGTCGTTTAGGCGCTTGATGAGTTCAAGCCACTCTAGTGCGTCGAGTGCTGCGGCTTGAAGGTTTTCAGGCTCACCATCGACCCATCGCGGCGCGACAGCAGGCTCCCGACTCGGAACGATGTAGCCGTCATTTATCAGCATCTCTCACTCCTTCCCTGTCTCTGGCTCACGAAAACACGGTCTGATCGCGCTCGAACAATTGAGGGCGCCCACGCAGTGCAGCCTCCTCTCGGATCAGCCGAGCGTTTTCGCGCAGAGACGCGAGCATGTCGGCGGCGTTCTCTTCTGTGCATCCGTAGTTGAGAAGGAAGCTGATCGCATGCACCGCGCCCTGCTGCACCAGATCCTGGGCGATGAGCTGCGAGTCAGGCATCGAGCGAATCTGCGCCTTGAATGCTTCCGGGCTCACGCGGCCATCATTGTCAATGCGCATCTCACTGTCCTTTCGGTGGTTCCTGGTTGTCGGCTGTGGTGGTGAGGGCGGCCCACTGGAACAAATGCACGGCACACGTCAGCAATGCTGCGCCCGCGATGATGCGCCAGTGAGGCAGATCGGCTGGAACGTCCAGCGCTAGCAGGCCAAACATCCACAGCAGCGCTCCGGCGCCTATGAAGCCCACCCAGCGGATTACGGTCATGTCTTCTGCTCCTTGGTCATGGCTGCCCACCATCTGCGTACCTCTTGCGGGTCATACCATGTGTTGCGCTGCGAGGCCGTCTTTTGGTCGCCGGTGCTGTATATGGGTTGTGGCGCGTTTTTGCATCGGCCTAGCTTGGCCTGCAAGGTCTTATGTGGCACGCCGAATTCATCGGCTAGTTCACGAAGGCTGCGCAGCGGCTTCCTAGCGCCACCATTGCGCACCCTCTGAAAAAACTGCGGCAGCGTTTCACGCTCGATTGAGGCGCTGATGCTGATGCGCCTGGCTCTCATGCTTCCCCCTTGGTCATGGCTGCGTCGATGGCGGCGCGCAGGGTCGGGCCGGTCAGTTGATGCTTCCAGGTCGTCGGCCACCACACGTGATTCCCGCACATCTTCGGATCGCACCGGGCGTTGCGCTCGATGGCGTCCAGCCGCTGCGCATCCTTCCTCAGCGCCTCGTTCTCGACCAGGCAAGCGACGGGCTGGGCCTGAAGCAGTGCGGCGTACTCGCGGAGCCATGAGGCGGCAGTGTCTAGCTGCTCATCAAAGACTGAGCAGTAACCACCCGGAGTATCTTCATCCTCCTGCGGATAGGTGTCCACCAGCGCGGCGAGTTTGTCAGCCAGCCGCAGCGCCTCCGCTGCCTTGTCGATGTTGCTCATGTCAGCACCCTAAGTAAAAGAGATTCCAAAAGACCGACGCAACCGCAGCGCCGATCCAGTAGGCAGTTGTTGGGCTCACGATCTCAGCCTTCCAAGTTCAGCGGCAGCGCGGACGATGGCGAGCCTTGTGGCCGCTCCAATATCACGCCCACCAGGTTCGCTGATAACATGCCAGATGTGCAGATGAGATGCAGTACACGCAAGGCGACTCACGGACACTGAAAGCTCAAGCCTCACCGCCAGCTCCAGCGCATCACCGTAGTCTTCGAGTGGGTTCCAATAAACGTCCCCATCATCGGATTGACCGCTTCGGATGTAGGCTATGTCTGTGCAGTCAATGGTGTCGTCGCCTAGCTTGTGTTTCTCTCCCCACACAAGCGAGTGCCCAGCCGCCTTCGCGGCCCACCTCAGCAACTCGCGGTCGCTGTCTTTGGTGTCCATGTCAGGCTCCTTTGATGCGAGAGATGGCGGCGCTGGCAGCGTCAACCTCTTCAAATTCACTCCAATCGGCGACAGCACCGTTCAGGTGATAGCCAGCGACCCCGCGGCTGTCGTTGACGATGTTCAGCATCCCGCGCAGCGCTGCCGCAAGCTCATCCCTCTGTGCGAGGAGTTCGGCGTAGGTGGGCTGTCCTTGGTTGGTTTGGCCTGCATGCGCGGCAACGTCGGAATAGCAGGGCTTGCCCCAGCCGTTCGCCACCTCAGCCGCAGGCCCGGTTCCCGTGTAGCACTCGTCGTCGGTTCGGTTCATCGCTCAGTCCTTCGTGATCGGCTGCACTTCCACGCTGCCCGGCCAGGCCGCGCCGCGCTGCTTGGACATCTCGACGTTCATGGCCTTGTCCAGCACGGCCTTGATGCGCTCCTCGCTCACGTGGCCAATGGGCGTGTCAACGGTCGCGCGGTAGGTCACTTCGTAGTGCTGCATCATTCCTCCTGATCTTCTTCCGAGGCCTCAGCCTCACATTGCGAGCAATCGTCTTTCCACCGCTTGCCGTGCTCGCAACGGTCAGCAGTGAAGTCCCAGGCGCTGGTGCTGTCCATCAGCGCGGTGAAGTCGGGGGGCGCGTGCTTCAGCTCTCGCGCCAGGCGGCGGGCGTTGCGGCGGGGTGTCATGCTGGCACCTCGAAGAAGCCGAGCTGGCCCTTGAACTCACGGAACGGAAGCGGCTGCGGGTCGCGCAGCACGAACCCGTAGGGGCCAACGAACCAGGGCGATTCGCTGGCCTCCACGCAGTCCACGATCTCCACGCTGCCGATGATCCCGCCGCGCGGAAGTTCCTCGTAGGCAAAGCCCAGTTCGCGCAGCGTCACCCTGGTCGTGAAACGCGCCTTGCCAGAGTCCCGCTTGATGGCGTCCACCGCGAACATGATCGCGTCCATGTGTTCGCCGCGCGTCATGCCCTTGGCTGCGTGTATCAGCACGCGCCCACGGAACTTGGTTCGCCAGTTCCGGTTCTCGATGTCCTTGCCGCACTTCAGGATCAGGCTGGCCCAGGGCTGGCGGATGGAGAGTGCGATCATGTCGCCTCCCCGCCCTCGCTGTCGCTGGCACCAGCCGCCACCATGCCCAGCTTGCGGGCCACGAGATCAACGCAGTCCTGCACCGTGCGGCAGGCCTCGGCCTCGTCGTCGCTGATCTCGATGCCGAACTCGTCTTCGACGGCCATCACGAGTTCGATGGTGTCCAGGCTGTCAGCGCCGAGGTCCTCCACGATCTTGTGGCTGAGTTGGACTTTCGTGCCGAGCTGCTGCTCGATCACGCGGATGACTCGGGCCTGGGTGTCTTCAGGGGTGGGCATGGTGGGGCTCCGTGGGGAAGGGCAGCACTGCCGCCCTTGTGGTCAGACAGTGGGGTTGTCGGGGCGGGGCGTGCCAGCGGTGTCGGCCTGGGCATCAGCGGCGGTCAGGCGCGGCCGGGACAGCTCGTCGCGCAGCCGGAAGCCCAGCAGCGGCCAGACCTTCTCGAATGCCTTCGCGCGGGCGAGTTTGCGGCCGATCTCGGCATTGAAGTTCTCGGGGCTCGCGCAGGCCGACTCGCCGGTGACGGTGAAGCCATTGCGCAGGACCAGGACGCAGAAGGTGAGAAGTGCGAGCGGGTCTTCAGGCAACGCGCACGGCCTCTTACCACGTACCGCAAAATCGCCATCAGCAGCAGTGAAGTAGTGCTCGCTGGCGATGTTCGCCTCGATGTCGGCCGGCGTGACCCGCGGCGCGGTCAGGCCCTTGGCCTGGATTTCCTGTTCGATCTGGTCATCGTTCACAGCAGTGCTCCTTTCGTGAGCGGTTGAGAAGAAAAAGGGGCGGTCACCAGCAAGGAGGGAGGGACGTCGGGAGGAGGAGGCTGGTGGCCATGGCCCCGGAAACTGGGTCAGCGCTTGGCTTCGTACTTGCCGACGTGGGCGGGCATGCTGTCGCCGAGCGCCTTGCGCACCAACTCCACCAGCTCGACAGCCATCTCCTCGTCGTGCTTCTCCTGGTTCACCGTGCGCAGGTTGAGCGCAGGCTTGTCGCCGGAGGTGAGAACCCCCAGGCGCAGCACAAAGCAGCGCTCCGACAGGCCCATATAGGGCACGGTGGTGAAGTAGATGTGCGTGGGCAGGTTGACCGTGGAGGCGGCAGAAATGCTCTCCAGCGTGGAGCGGCTCGCGCTCAGTTGCTGCTCCGTGGCCTCCAGCTTGCGCATCGCCTCGATCGTCACCTTGCGCACTGCTGCGGTGGCGTGGCCGACCGCAATCTGGGCACCTTCACGGAAGCACAAGATCTTGTCGGACCAGTCTTCCAGGAACTCGGCCAGCGTTGCTTGGCTGCGTGGGTGGCCGCCGGAGATCTGCTGCAGGGCCTTGTAGGCAGAGGTCTTCTCTGCGCTGAACACGGCGTGGTTGTCGGCATGGCCGGGCTTCTCGTCGGTCCCGAGGTTCAGCACGGCCACGGCCTTCATCGTGTCGGGGTCCACGAACACGCGGGCCCCTTCTCCCTTGTGAGCGCCCGCGAAGGCCGCGAAGCTCTCGATCTGGTTGGTGGACATCGTGCCGCGGGCGTGACGCCGATGATTCAGCAGGCTTTCGAGATCGTGGCGGGTGTAGCCCTCGGGCGCAAAGACCGTGGCGTGGCCCAGCTCGATCGCTTCCTTCGCGGCCTCGGCGAGCATGTAAGTGGCCGCACTGGCCTGCAGTTCCTGGATGGCTTCCTTGTCGAACATGGTGGTCTTCCTGGTGGTGGATCAGTTGGTGGGTTGGCCCTGGCGGTCCAGCAGCGGAATCTGCGACTCCGGCACGAGGGTCAGGCGGCCGAACTTGCCGACGTGCATGACCGTGACGCGCTTCTCTTCCTCGGTGGCCTTGCCGTCGAGGGTGGGCCTGGCGAAGATGAGCTTGTGCTCGAGCGCGACCTGGTGGGTCCCCTCGATGCGCTTGAACGAGAAGATGAGCTTCACCTCGCCCGCGCGGCCGTTGTCGATCACGGCGGCGGCGGTTTGCGAGAGGGCGACCGAGAGCTTGCGCTCCAGTTGGCCGCCATCGAGGTCGGACATGAACTCGCTCACGTCGGTGACGGCGGCGGTGGTTTCGGGCTTCGTGACTTCGTGCACGTGGTTCTCCTGTGGTGGCGGGTTGTTGCAGTGGAAACTTGTTCAGCGCATCGTGAACACAGAGGCGCCAGCCGGCGCCTCGCGCCATGCCTCGCCGCGGCAGATGCGCGCCGCGAGCGACTTGTGCACGCCGAACTCGGCGCCGATCTGCTCAATCGTTGCGCCCTCGGCGCGCCTGGCTCGGATCGCACGAGCAGCTTCGATGGTGAGCTTCGCGCGCAGCTCTCGAGCCGAGCGGGTCCGTGCGGCCCTCACGGCCGGCGTGCTCAGGCGCCCACGTCGGCCAAGCCACGCATTGAACTGGGCAGGCGTGAGCGACTTCAGGTGCGCCGGGTTGAGGCACTTCGGGTTGAGGCACGTGTTGATGACGCGGTGGCCGGCAGGCGACGGGCGGCCCTCGATGCGCAGCACTTCGCGCCTGAGGTTCATGCCGCGCTTTCCGCCGTAGGTCATCGACGGATAGCCGGGCCCCGTGAGCGCACCAGTCCAAATCCAGCAGTCCCCGACTTCCTCGCAGCGGGAATGGATCAGCTCGATGGTCAGCGGCTTGGTCATCTCGCGCTCCCAGTGGCCTGCTGCAGCAGCGGCTGCAGGCGCTCGATGCGCTCGCGCAAGCCAGCCCACCAGTCGGGGCCGGGTTTGGGGTGCGAGGGGAAGCGGCCGGCGAAGGCAGCAGCGGCGTACTCGGTCAGTTCCAGGCACTGGGCCAGGAGGGCGTTGTCGCCAGACACGGCGGCAACGCAGGTTTGGTGGAGCGGCCCGGGCGCGACTCCGGGTAGGTCCTCGCTGTCCTCCGCATGATCGCCCCGCCCTTCGGCCGCCGTGGGCGCGTCATCCTGTCCTCCCGCCTGAGTCGAACAGGCGCTTTCTTGGCTGTGCTGGCCGGCGCTCGTCGATACGGCCATCTCGCTCCATTGAATCGGGGCGGCTTCGAGCGTGCCATGCTCAGGGGTGTCCGCCTTCCCTTCAGTGGCCACGGGTGCGGCCGGCGTGGCGGCGCGTTGCCGCGTCTCTTCAATCTCTCGCTGCTGGCGGGCCAGCTCGGCAGCCTGCTCCTCCAGGGCTCGCTTCTGGGCGGCCAGCTCGGCGGCAATGCGCTCGTTCTCCAGGCGCAGACGCTCGGCCTCGGCCGCCGCCTTCAGTTCGGCCACCATCTTCTGCAGCCGCTCAATCGTCACCTGCTTCTGTTCGGCCGCGCGTGCGGCGAACTCCTCGAACACCTCGGCGCTCACGTCGATGGCCTGCACGTAGGCGATGCCCGCCTCGACGCGCTCCACCGGCAGGCCCTGGGCCTTGTCCACGTAGGAGGCAATCACGGCGATGGCGTCCAGGTGCTTCTGCTTGCGCTCGGCCTCGATGCGGTCGCGCTCGGCTTTCTCGGCGGCCAGCTTCTCTTCGTGGGCCGTGATCTGCTGGTGCACGGCGTTCTCGACCGGCTCCACCAGGGCGATCAGCCGCGTGGCCTCGGACTCGACCACCTTCTTGCAGTCGTTGAGCTGGTCCTTGGTCTTGTCGCGCAGCCGCTGGATGGCAAAGCGCCCCTGCTCGCGCAGTTCCAGGCGCGCATCCTTCGCGGCCTTCAGGCCCTTCGGGGTGCTCAGGTCGTAGGCCACGTTGCGGTACTTCTCGGCCAGGGCCTTCATCGTGGCTTCGTGGGGCGAGAACAGCGCAAGGGCAGCCTCGGCAATGCTGGTGGGCCGAGTGGCCACCGCACCGGCTTCAGGCTGCGCAATGGGCGGGAAAGCGAGGTCGGGTTGTGCAGACATGGGGGCTCCTGGTCAGGCAAAGGGGTTTGCGACCACCGGCTTGCCGGCGGGCTTGGGCTCGGTGGGTTCCCAGGGGGGCAAGTCATTGGCGTCCACGTCAGTGGGCTCGTCCTTGGGGCGCCCAGTCATCTTGGTCGGGCGGCGCAGCACTTCGAGGTTCGCGTCCACCAGGCGCATGAAGCGCACGAGGTCGTCCTCCAGGGACTGGATGGCCTCCTCGTCGCGGTGGATGCGCTTGACGAACAGGTCCTTGCCGACCGGGGCCAGCCAGGGGCAGTACACGATCAGGTCGCACCACTTGCGTCCGGTGATCCACAGGCCGCCGTTGATCTGGTCGATGTACTCGAGGTGAGCGGTTTCGGGGCTCGCCCAGACCTCGCCGATCTTCTGGGCGTTCATGGGGACCTTGATCTCGACCAGACCGTCCTCTGCGACCATGCCATCGGCGCTGTAGCCGAAGCGCTCGTCGTCCGTCAGGATCAGGCTGACTTCATCAACCCAGGCGCCGGTGCGAGCCTCGTAGACTGAGCGCGCGATCGGTTCCAGGTCGCGGCCCCGCTGCATCGCCCGAGTGACATAGGTGTCGTCCAGCGGCTCGCGGGCGATGGTTTCGAGGGCGACCAGCCATGCGTAGCTGAGCGCGTCCCCGTGTGGGTCGCCTGCCTTGCGGTCACCGCTGGCGCGCGCCAGCTTCTTGCGTGCGTCAGAAAAGCGCGAGGCGGTGATAACGCCAGCCCTTGCACGCAACCAGTCCTCGGAGCCCTGCGGATAGTTGAAGCACTTCATTGCGCGCTCTCCTTGTCTGCCTTGAGGGCGGCTTGCTTGAGCGAGCGCAGGTGCGGAACGAGCTTCTCCCGGTCCGATTCGCTGAGCTGCTTGTCCCACCACGTCCGGAGGGCGGTGGTTCCCTTCAAGGCTTCAGCGCGCGCCGTGTCCAGCATGGCTTCGACGAGCTTGTCCTCAGGGGTGTATCCGCCGCCATCGCCGCCGTTGCCGTCGTCGTCTTCCTCGCCGATGGCGATGTTGAAGATGTCCTTCAGCAGGTAGCGGCGGCCATAGCTGTGAGCCGATCCGGTGGCGTGGGTCTTGGTCATCACGTCGCCGCCCTTGGCTCCCTTGCCGTCGTTCGGGACATCGGCCTTGTAGGTGCGGGTGTGCCCAGCGGTGTGGGACACGTAGGCCAGGATGCGGGCGCAGCCTTCGGGCGCCCCTTCGCCTTCGTTGAAGCTGATCGAGAAGCCGTGGCGCGTGTAGATCGGCCGCACGGCAGCATCGAGCTTGCCGTAGGTGGCATACCTGCTGCGCGTCTGCTTGTTCTCAGCGTCAGCGGCGATCCGTCCCATCTCCGACTGGGCCTTGTTCATGGCGTCGTTGAACGCCTCTTCTGCGGCGCGGTCCTTCATGCGCTCGTGCATGGCCCACAGTCGCTCCATCTTCTCGATGTCGACGTTCGGGTCGCGGGCTGCAGCGGCGATCACCTGGATGAGGCTGGCGGCTTCGTGATCCGACACCATGGCCACGGATTGCGCAGGGCGCGCCTGCAGTGCGCCAGACTTCGGCTGATCCTGCTCGACCAGTTCGAGCGCGTCTTGTTTCACTGCTGCGTTCATTGCTTCACCTTCATGGCGTCTTGCACCGCTTCCATCCCGTGGGGTGCGGGCGCGGGCTTGTTCGGGGAGTACCGCAGGCCGATGGCCACGCGGCCGGTCCAGAAGACCACCCGGCCACTGGGCAGCCAGGCATAGCCGCGGTGGTCCTGCGGCAGGTTGGGGCGTTCGTGGGCGTGCTGGATCACAGCAGCCCCCAGAAGCTCAGGCCCACAGCAATGCCGATCACGAAGACCACCCCCAGGGCGCGCATCAGCGTGAGCTTGCGGTCGTTGTTGCGGTTCTTCACTTCAGCACCTCCAAGATCCACGTGGCGATCGTGTGGGCGTGATAGATGACGAGGCACGCTCCGATGATTCCGGCCGCCGCGAAGGCAACGCCGGCACCACGCATGCTGCTGTCGCTGTCGTCCTCGAAGCAGGCCGCGGCGCGATGAGGCGGCGGCTCTGTCCACAAGCCGCCAGTGGGCGCCGGAAGATCGACCGGCGGGTTGTCCAGCTTCGGGTCCACCAGCGTCATGCGGTCGCGCTGCGTGCCGTCGCTGCGCACGATGGTGTGAAGGCGGGCTTCGTGCGTTTGGGTGTGCATGGCGGGCTCCTTCAGGCGTTCTCGGCTTCGCATTCCGCGATGCCGGTGGCTCGGCTGCGGGCGATCTGCTCGGCGATGACGATGCGCAGTTCGGCGACGAGCGGGTCGGTGCTCTCGGCCAGCACGTGCATCAGCCCAGCCATCACCCCGGCGCTGTCGAAGGCGTCGTAGATGGCCTCGGGAAGCTTGTCGAAGGCGATGCGCGAGCTGGTCGACCCGCAGATGCGGTAGGGCAACTCGACGCGCTCAACGCCGGTCATGCCGAGCGCGACCAGGGCCTTGAGGCGGTGGTGCCAGTGCTCGGTGCGCTCGGCCAGCCGCTGGCCGGCCTCAAGCCGGGCTTGGTGCTGCCGCTCCTGGGCGGCGTCGTAGGCGAGGGTGAGGGCCATGTCAGGCCTCGCGTGAAGCCAGACGAAGGGCCTTCGCTTTGCGCTCGGCAATGTCCGCGAGGTTCTTGCGCGTGATCGCCTCGCGCAGACCGGCGCCGAACAGACCGGCGAACAGGGAACCGTTGCGGCGCTGCAGGTCGCGCAGGTTCTGGCGGCTGCCGCCGGTGTTGCGGCCGGGCGAGCGATACGGGCCGCTCAGCGCGATCTTCTGGTGGTGGCGCTTGCTGGCGCGCTGACGGGAGCGGTATTCGACTTGGGTTTCGTGAGCCTGGCGCTCGGGCGCATGGATGGCGGTGATCTTCATCGCGTCCTCTCCGTGTGGTTGGTGTGGAGAGGAATTTAAGCGGGGCGCTTCCTGCTGTCAAGCGACACGCTTAATTAAGCGGCGCAACGCGATTACCTATGCAACTACGTATCAGCGCGAAGGCAAAAGAAAACCGCCCGCAGGCGGTCGGCCGGGGTGGCGCTTCAGTTTTTTGGTGGCTCGACCCCGAACTGCCGCCAGACGGCGCGCAGTTGTGTCACCTCTTCATCGAGCTGAGCGGTGATTCGCAGCGCGCACTGCTCGATGCGCTGTGCTCCGCAGAGCCCCACCCGAGAGTTCAGGTACACCTCAAGGGGAAAGTTGTGGGCGGACCACATTGTGATCGTGGCGGAGTACACGGTCATGTTCTGAGCGCTGTTTGCGCCTTGATCCGGGTCGATCGTCACGATGCGTAGAACGATCTTGGCATCACGATCTTGTGCAGCCAGGGCCATGCTGGCGCTGCGCCTGACCCGCTCTCGTATGGCATACGAAAGCGTCTGCCCAACAGAGTCATTGGACGTCGAGTCGATGTAGATCGGCATCGGTGGTGACGCCTTGGCACCGCCGGCAAGGCCAACCCACAGAAGCATTGCCGCGGCGCATGCCCTCAACTGCATACGAACGTCCACCTGCAGTTTTGCCCCATGCCATCACACACGCACTGGCCGACTCGGCACCCTATGGGCGGGATCGGGGCGATGCCGCACGAGAGGTTGTAGGAAGGGCCGGAAATCGGGATGCCAGCGCTGCGCAACGCGGCGTCCAGGCCCCAAGCGTGGCTGGCCGAGCTGAGCACAAGAAGCGCGGCGGCTGCAAACGTCTTCATGCTGTCTCTCCTTAAGGGATGCTGATAGATTGCCAGCGGTCAACCGCTGTTACATCCCCCTGAAGGGGGAGGCGAGGGCTTTTCCTGACTTGCATCTTGTAACAAGTGGGGGCGAATGGGATAAATTCGCGCGGGGGGCCTCATGCGATGGACTGTTTGGCTGCCTCCATCAGTCGCTCGATGACCTGACCAATCCTCGGCGCATCGGCCGGGCGCGTCTCCAGCCCCCTCAGCATCTCCAGCACCGCCCGGCGGTCCATGGCGTCCACGTCCTGCAGGCGCCTACCAAGGTAAGCAATCGCGGTGGCCAGCGTCATTCCTGACCCAGCCTCGGGATCGTAGATCACGGGTGACTGACCTGAGTGGTCAGCGTCCATCCAGCCAGGCGGCTTGCCGCAGCCGCGCTCCAATGCTCGAGCCATCTTGTCGCCCATCTGCCTGGGCCGGCCTGTCTTTGCGTCCTTGGCCGAGTTGCGAATCTGGCTCAGGTAGACCGATGAGGTTGATCCCTTGGCGGCCACGGCCTCAAGTGTCCCGTGCTCCTGGATTAGGGCCTCCAGGTTGGCTCTCCGAATATCGCTGACGGTCTTCATCTGCGGATTGCAAGCGAACCGCTTAGAAAGACCAAGAAGCGCCGCGCTTGCAAACATCAAGCGACGCGCTTAATATGTCGGCCATGAACCTTGCCGACTACGTTGACCAGGCCCACGGGCGCCAGACCGAGCTGGCCAAGTTGCTGCGCTGCCCCCCGCAGCTGGTGTGGCAGTGGAGCCGTGGCACACGTCCCGTCCCAGCTCTGAGGGCGACCGCCATCGAGGTCGCAACTGGTGGGGCGGTGAAGCGCTGGGACCTGCGCCCCAACGACTGGTGGCTGCTGTGGCCTGAATTGAGGAAGGCCAAGGGCGCCCCCAAGATCCCCGAGCAAGAGGGGGTGTGACGTGAGTGCCAGTCCCCACATGGTCACGCATCCCCATCGCGCCAGCCCGAGCGCAGCTCGTGCTGTGCCCACCGCTGCACGCGGGCCAGCATCTCGCTCACGCGCAGGCTGGCCCACATCGCATCCCGCGCCGACTCCTCGCAACTGTCTCCTCGCGGCGCGGCCTTCCGCTGCGGCTTCGGCCGCGGCGGGTTTTTCTTCGGTCGGTTCGTCGTCATGGCACTCACTGTGCCGGGCGGGCTTTCCACACGCATCCCAAACGTCTGGCCGCGATTTGTGGTCGTTTGGAAAGGGCTCTCACGATGGTCGCTGAGTCCTTCAACGATGCCCTGATCGACTGCGTGAAGGTCTGCGGCGGCTCCAAGTCGGTGGGTGTGGCGTTGTGGCCCGCCCTGGGCGTGGAGGCCGCGCAGCGTCGGCTGCTGGCCTGCCTGAACCCGGAGCGCAACGAGAAGCTGGGCCCGGAAGAGGTGCTGATGCTCATGCGCATGGCGCGCGAGCGCGGATGCCACGCGGCCCTGGAGTTCATCTGTGCCGACCTGGGCTACCGGCACCCCGAGCCCATCACCAAGGAAGAGCACGAGTCCGAGGAGCGGCGGCGCTTGACCGCTGCCCTTGAGGGCGTGATGGCTCAACTCGCAGCCTTCAACCGACGCACAGGGAGCGCCTGATGAACCTTGCCGACTTCATCGACCACGCGGCCCCCAAGGCGCCGCCATGCTTTGACTCGCGCACCCAGTGGGTCGAATACCTCAAGGCCGCTGCTGCTGCCCAGAACTCGGCCGGCGAGCCCCAGGTGGTCATCGTGGTCAAGGGGAAAGGGGTGTTCAACACCTCATTTTCTTTCTGCGCTGATTGCGCATCGAAGCACGCCTACGCGATGAGCAAGGCGGGGCGCTGCGACCCTGACTGGCTCAAGCGCCAGGCCGTCAAGCCTGCTGAGGTCAGCGCATGAGGCTGGCGGAAGTGACCCTGATGACGTGGCGCGCGGTGGTGTCGTTCCGCCGCAAGGTCCTCATGTCTGAGATTGCCGAGCATCCCGACGTGGTGAAGGCCTGCAGGGCCGGGCACTACAAGCTCTTCAGGGTGGTGGGCAATCTCAAGCAGCAAGGCTACCTCGCCTCAGACAGCCCCGGCGTGGGCCAGGATGCGCGCTACTGGTTCGGCCCCTCCTGCAAGCTGCCCTACGGCGAGGAGCATCCCGGCTACCCGCCGGTGCTGAGTGTGTGCACAGACACCAGCATCGCCACCCCGCGCGACACCACCCAGTTCACCGCCCGCGAACTCCCGCCGGCCCCCATCCGCCGCGGCGGGCTGGACTACCTCAACTGCCCGAGCCGCCACGGCGACTTGCTGCACTACCGCGACGGCCGCGTCACGCGCCGCAACCCGGATGGCACGGAAACCCTGATCAAGGAGGCATCGTGATCCACCCCATCACCCCCACGAACCCGGCGTGCTTCGGCGTGTGCTGCACGCACCACCTGGACTGTGAGCGCTACGCCCGCATCGAAAGCGAGCCACAGGCCGAGCGCATCGCCACATGCGACGACCGAGCCGAGGGCGAGTACCCGCTGCTGCTGGTGATGCGCCAGGTGGCCAAGCATGAGTGACGCCCATGGACTTCCAGATCCGTCGCCGCGGCAAGCTCCTTCGCCCAGCCCTGCGCGAGCAGCTCGCCGAGTGGTTCCGCGCGGCAGGGCCCAACGAAACCCTCAGCGCTCACGACGTTGCCACGAAGTTCGGTGTGACCGTGCGCTACGCCCGCAACGCCCTGGCGTTCTTGCGCACTGCTGGGTGGATCGAGAGCGAGACGGTGTGGCGATTCAGGAGCAAGAGCAATGACCAAGGCTGAAGCCAAGGAGATTCTCGACGCAGCGCGTGCTGGCGTCGAAGTCTCACGCAAGACGATCACCGCAGCCCTTCGTGTGACGGGCGACCTGCCGCCCTTGAAGGCCGAGTCGTCCGGTGTCGTCTGGGTGCCGCAGGGCGCGTGGCACGTAGCGCCGCGCCCTCGTGCGACCTGGGTGGAGGCGCTGGCATGACAGTGCTCCTCGACCCCCAAGAAGGCCAGCGCCGCAAGGCTCTTGGCCAGCAGCTCGCGCTCGACATCGACGAGAGCTGGGCCGACCGCATGTTGGCCGAGTTCCGGGCCTGGGCCGCCAGGCGCGTGGCGATGGGCCTGCGCGATTTCAGAGTTGAAGAGTTCAGAGCAGCAGCCAAGCAGCAGCCGCCCAGCTCGGCGGCCTGGGGCTCCGCGCCGCGCCTACTGATGCGCGCCGGGCTGATCGCGCCGAAGACACACCCGGATGGATCGCAGGTGTACGCGAAGGCCGCAGCCGTCAAGACCCGCAGTCACCCGGTGGCCGTGTACCTGATCCGATGTGTGCACTGATGCCGTTCGATATCCACCACGGCGACTGTCTGGAGGTGCTGCGCGGCATGCCCGAGAACAGCATCGACGCGATCGTCACCGATCCGCCCTATGCGCTGCCCGGCGGATTCATGGGCAAGCAATGGGATAAACACGACGGGCGTGAGGATGCCGGGTTCGGCTACTGGCTGGCCGGATTCACGGACGGCGAGGGGTGTTTCCGGGTTCAGCGCCACGAAAGAGGAACGCATATCTGCGCCTTTCAGATCAAGTTGCGCCGCGACGACCGGGCGGTGTTGGAGCGCATCCGGCGGTTCGTCGGCCACGGTACCGTTCGGGATGCGGACGGCGAGGGCAGTAGCAGCCCTCAAGCGGTCTACGTCGTGCAGGACAAAGAGGGGTGTGAGGCTTTGGTCGGCCTGTTTCGGCGTTACCCCTTGACGGCCAAGAAGGCGAACGACTTCGAGGTGTGGGCTCAGGCTGTGTGGGAGTGGCTGGAGCGCCCGCGCGGAAACCGCTGGCATGGTCAAGCCGACCAGTCGCGCGCCGCGCTCTTGAAGGCGCGACTGGAGGATGTTCGGCGCTACACCGACGTTCCGTGGTCTGGGCACCGATTCCAAGACTGGTGCCGGGTTTGGGCAGCCGAGTGCTTGCGCGTCCTGAAGCCGGGCGGGCACATGCTCGCCTTTGGCGCGCCGCGGCAGTATCACCGACTGGCAGCCGGAATCGAGGACGCAGGCTTCGAGGTGCGGGATTGCATCGGCTGGATTTTTGGCTCGGGATTCCCCAAGAGTCACAACCTGAGCGGCGAATGGGAGGGCTGGGGAACAGCGCTCAAGCCCGCATGGGAAAGCATTGTGGTGGCCCGCAAGCCCCTGGCCGGTACCGTGGCCGAGAACGTGCAGGCGCATGGCACTGGGGCGTTGAACATCGACGGATGCAGGGTGGGCGATGAAGTGCGCGTCGCGGCTTTCACTTCGCTAGCGCCCTGCCACGGCAACGCGCTGGGCGCAGCCGGTACCGCTGAGGCGCGGCGCGGCACGCAGGGCGATCCGAAGACCTATGTTGGCCGCTGGCCCGCCAACCTGATCCTGTCGGTTCCCGAAGACCAGTACGCGCTGCGCGACGACGTGACGCCCGGCCAGCTTCGACAACTCTCGGAGTGGATGGATGCGAACGCCTAACTGCGCCTGCGTGATCTGCCAGAAGCCGCTGTATCGGCGGCCCTCCGATCTCGCGCGGGTTCGTCACGTCGCCTGCCTTGAGCATCGGGGGCAGGCGCAGGCCGCATCCGGCGTGACCGAGGCGCAAGCCGCTGCGCTGAAGCTGGGGCGCCGCCCCGGAGACAACCGACGCGCCGGCTATCGGCACCGCGCCGAGTCTAAGGCCAAGACTTCCGCGTCCCACAAAGCCTGGTGCGCAGCGAACCCGGATCGCGTGGCGGCTCGCGGCGAAAAGGTGCGCGGCGAGGCGCACTACCGATGGAAGGGAGGGGCGTCCAAGCTGAATGCGTCGATCCGGCGCATGACCGAGAACCGTCGCTGGATGGATGCGGTGAAGGCGCGGGACGGCCATAAATGCACGCGCTGCGCCGCCACGGAAACCCTTGAGGCCCACCACCGCACACCGCTTGCGGATCTGATCGAGGCGCTTGGCATCTCGTCGCGAGACGACGCCCGCCTTCATGCCGCCGAACTCTGGGCGCTCGACAACGGCGTGACGCTCTGCCGCGCATGCCATTACGAAGAACACGGAAGGACTCGCTATGCGGATTGACGAGGAGACATACAAGGCCATGCCGGCGCACCTGCAGGCGCTGTTTCGGGCGGAGCCGAACCCGGCGCGCGACGAGGTGCTGGCGGCGTTCCCGCAGGCCAACGGTCAGCAGGGCGCCGTTACTGGCAATGAGCCGAGCAGCAAGACGAACGCCGTCTACGGGCAGTTCAACGGGCGCCCGGCCACCACCCCAAGGGGCGACACCGGCAGCGCCGCCCGGTTCTTCTACTGCGCCAAGGCGAGCAAGCGGGAGCGGGACGAAGGCTTGGGCCACATGCCGACCGTGACGGCCGACCCCTACGGCCAACATCGCGGCCGACGCATGGTCGGCAACGACACGCGCATCGACGGCAAGCCGCCCGCCCAGGGCAAGAACAACCACCCCACCGTCAAGCCCACCGACCTGATGCGCTACCTCTGCCGCCTGGTGACACCTCCCGGCGGCGTGGTGCTGGACCCGTTCATGGGCAGCGGCAGCACTGGAAGAGGCGCCGTCCTGGAGGGCTTCAGGTTCGTCGGCATCGAGCGTGAGGAGGAATATGTGGCGATTGCTCGGGCACGCATTGAACACGTGGAGCGCACTCTTGCCCAGCCAGAGCCGCCAGCAACCATGGACCTTTTCTCGTGGGAGGCAGCCTGATGGCCGGTGACAAGAAGGCCGACACCTGGATGCCGCTGTGGATCGGCGCCTACCTGGCCGACACCATGAAGCTCACCACGCTTCAGCACGGGGCCTACCTGCTGCTGCTCATTGCCTACTGGCGCGAGCGCAAGGCGTTGGCTGACGATGACGAGGAGCTGCGAGCGATCACGAAGCTGGAGCGCTCCGAATGGAAGAGGGTTCGCCCGGTGCTGGCCAAGTTCTTCAGGGTCGGTGACGGCGTGTGGTGGCACAAGCGTGTCGAAGCCGAGATTGCGGAGGCTGATGAACGCTCCAAGAAGGCCGCGGAGAAAGCCGGCAGGGCAGCACAAGCACGATGGAAGAAGCCTCAAGAGCATTCCTCAAGCAATGCTCCAAGCATGCCACAAGCATTGCCAGAGCATATGCATGAGGAATGCCCTCCACCATCACCTACACCGCTCACTACGTTCGCTTCTTCCGCTCCTGACGGAGCGGGCGGCTCGCCGCCGGCCAAGACCATTGAGCAGATGACCAAGGACGAGCTTTGGGCAGCTGGGAAGTCGCTGCTGGAGCAGAGCGGCATGCCTGCCAAGCAGTGCGGCTACTTCGTCGGAAAGCTGGTCAAGGACTACGGCGCTGAGATCGTCGTCCAGGCAGTGCGCGTCGCGGTGCTCGAGCGGCCCGCCGACCCCCCATCGTTCCTCAAGGCCGCGTGCCAGCGCTCCAGCGGCGAGCGCGGCGGCACGCGGATGGACCAGCGCAAGGAAACCATGGCCGCCCTGGGCGGCGAGTTCGTGAAGGGAGCAAGCCATGCAACTGGCGACTACATCGACGTCTGAGCCTTTGCCGACGAAGTGGATCGAGCGCATCTTTGCCGAGCTTGGCGCTCTGTACGGCTCGAAGTTCGTGGACCAGTGGGGGAGCCAAGACCCGGCCACGCTCAAGGCCTTCTGGGCGCAGAAGCTGGCCGGCCTGTCTGGCGACGAACTGCGCCGTGGGTTGACCGCGTGCGAGCAGCGCGACTGGCCCCCGACCCTGCCCGAGTTCCTGAAGCTCTGCCGCCCGCCGATGAACCCCACGCTGCTGTGGTACGAGGCCCAGGCGGCCGCCAAGGAGCGCGAGGCCGGCGAGGTGGGCACCTGGTCGGCGCCGTGGGTCTTCCACGCCTACCGCGAGATGGCGCACGAGCTGCGCACAGGCGAGCTCGCCAAGCACGGCGAGCGGTGGAAGGGTGAGCTCGAGAAGGCCAAGGCCAAGGTCGAGCGCGGCGAGCTGCCTGCCGAGATCCCGCCGCCGCCGAAGGCGCTGCCGGCGCCCGAGCCGCTGTCAAGGGACGAGGCCAAGGTGCGCGCAGCCGCGCTCAAGGTCGAGGCCCCGACGATCCGCCGCGGCACCGAGTGGGCCGAGCGCCTGCTGGACCGCGTGAAAGCTGGCGAGCGCCTGCCGGTGGCGCATGTGGACATGGCCAGGTGTGCCCTGATGGCTCACGAAGAAGCGCCGCCCGCGAGCACGGGTTTCGCTGGCGTCGAGGCAGGCGCCTTGCCGCCGGCCATGCGCCAGGAGGTTGGTGCATGAGCGCCTGGAAGGTCGCCATCCGCCGCCTGTACGAGATGGACGGCCTTGCCATGTCCTCTCAGATCACCGGGCACGTGAGGGGTAAGGCGAACGTCTACTGGCCTATTGAGCGGCTGCGCGAGCTGGGACTCATCGAGCCCGCCACGGGCCACGGCCGCAACCAGGTGTGCCGCATCACGCCCCTGGGCCGTGCTTTCGTGGAGGGTCGGGCCGAAGTGGTGAAGGAGGCTGTGCACTTCCGCACCGGGCGCCGGCCCGAGGTGGTGCGGATGGTGGAGGAGGTGCAGTGAGCGACAAGCAAACCCTGGTGCTGGCCACCGCGCAGCAGGCCGCGCAGCAGTTGCCGCAGGTCTGGGCCTGGATCAAGGCCATGCTGGTCGCCGGCCACAGGCTGGTGCTCGAGGTGCGCCTGGAGACGCGCAGCGATGCCCAGAACCGGCTCCTGCATTCCCGCATCGGCGACATCGCCCGGCAGGTGGAGTGGATGGGCCGAAAGCGCGACACCGATACCTGGAAGCGCCTTCTCACGGCGGCGTGGCTGCGCTCGCGGGGCGACCCGGTGGAGTTCCTGCCGGCCATCGACGGGCACGGCGTGGACGTGGTGTTTCGCCACACCTCGAAGCTGACGCGGGCGGAGTGCGTGGAGTTGAGCGACTACATCATGGCCTGGGGCGACGAGCATGGCGTGCAGTGGCGCCCGGCGAGCCTGGGCCGAGAGTGGGCCGGGCTGATGGAGGAGGTGGCATGAACCTACCCGCCGATGTCGCCCGCTGCCCAGGAGTGCAAGCCGAAGGCCAATGGCGCGAGGGCTGCGAGGACTGCCTGCGCCGCACAGCCGCACCGATCGACCACCCGCGAGTGGCGCACATGGCACCTCCTGCGGTGATCGCGTTCGAGTGCGAGTTCAGGATTGCGCCGGAGGAGGCCGAGCATGCGTGAGGTAGCCGCCCTGTTCGTGCGCGCGGACTCGATCTACAAGACCATGCCCGGGGTCGATGCCTGGGACGAGGCGAGGGACGCCCGAAACTGGCCTGGCGGCGTGCCGGTGGTGGCGCATCCGCCGTGCCGGGCCTGGGCAAGTCTTCGACACTGCGCGAAGCCGAGGGATGGCGAGAAGGACCTGGCTCACCTCGCCATCCGCCATGTTCGTCAGTGGGGTGGCGTCCTCGAGCACCCGCAGCTCTCTACTCTCTGGAAGGTCGCGGGCCTTCCCGAACCGGGGATGCGGGACGAGCATGGGGGTTGGACGCTCATCATCGACCAGCACTGGTGGGGCCATCGCGCACGCAAGCGGACCCGCCTGTACATCGTCGGATGCGAGCCGGCGGACATTCCACCCATTCCAATGCGCCTTGGCGAGGCGACGCACACGGTGGGCCTGTGGAGCGGCAGGGACAAGGCGCGCTGCCGGCCATCCATCAGCAAGCGGGAGTTCGAGGCGACCCCTCCGGAGCTTGCGGAGTGGCTGTGCGAGGTCGCCCGCCGGTCCAGCGTAATGCGGGAGGCCGCCTGATGCGCTGCACACGCTGCAAAAAGCCCCTTTCCCGCTCCGCGCTGTCGATCCTGACGCGCCGGGGCTACCAGCACTGGGGACCGAAGTGCGCCCGCCTGGCCGGCCTGATCCAGCCCAGGCGCAAGGCCGTGCGCATCCGCAGCGCGCAACCCGAAACCGATCCGCGCCAGATGGCGCTGGAGCTTGCAGCATGATCGAG